CTGGTGCCATTCAGGTGAGCCTTGTGCCAGGTCGTGGGTTTGGCGGGTGAGGTTATTTTCGCGTTGCATAGTTCGATTCCTTCGGTGTGCGCCGGGCGCGGATTAGTTGGTTGCTGCCGCCCACGATTGGATGGTCTTTTGCTGCGCTTCGCTCAGCGTTGCCTTGGTGTTCAAGAAGCGGATCATTGCGGCCGGCGTCTTCTTGCCTTCCTGGACCAACTTCTTCCACTCTGGTGCTTTCTCGTTGAAGCGCTCTTCGGTGTATGCAGCAAGGCCGCCGATCTGGGCGCCTGTGCTTGCGCCTGTTTGCGTGGTTGCGTGCTGTGCACTCTCGCCGCCTTGCTGGCCGCCGTTGCCGTCGTCATCAACTTGCTCATGGCTGGCAAGGCCACAGGCGGCAAGAAGCGTGTATCGCTGCAGGTAGGTGATCGTCGACGCCACCTGTTGGATAGCGTTCTTCTTCCCCGAGTTGTCCGGCGGCGCTTCCATACGAGTCACTTCCGAATGGCCCATCGAATGGGTGATGACGCACGTCACCGCGATCAGACCGCTCGGCGGTTGCTCGGTGTCCCAACGATGCGAGAAGCCATGCGTGCCCAGGCCTTCTGCCACCGCTGCGCAGACGCTGCCCAGGGTCGCGTGCTTGTAGCCGGTAAAGGAGCCGTCGCGGTTCTCGTAGCCGACCAGCTTGTCCTTGACGATCTTGGGAGGGTTGCGCTTGAACTCGGCCATGTTGGCGACGTAGGCCTTGCGGGCATCGTTCGCCTCAATCCGCTCCTGCAACTCAATGAAGGCGCGCAGTTCATCCATGCTTGCGCCGCGCGCGGCGGCGTGGGCCACCAGCTCGAATGCCGTGGTGGCCACCTGGCGCGGCGCTGCCGCCAGGTGTTGCGGGGCCGGCGCCGCGACTTCGCCGCCGGTGGTCGGCCGTTCCATATCGATGACCTCGTTCATGCTTCCCATATCACTCTCCGTTTTGACTTCGCTTTTGCCGCCGGTGGCGCGTAAATTCGTGGTGCTGCGGCGCCGGCTACTTATCGACCTTGCCGGTCCAGATTTCTTGCTCGTGCTGCGCGGCGCGGGCGTCGGCTTGCTGCATGTAGCCGTAGGTGGCCGCGACCAGGGTGAGCAGGGCGCCGATGGTCAGGATTTCACGCAGCTTCATTTGCGCACCATGGCTGTCACACCCAGCGCCCCAGCGTCGTACAGCGCATCAACGATGGCGGCCAGCTTGCCGATGGCGGTGCGGCGTTCGGTGCTGCCGTCCGCGTGCTTGATGGTGAGCTGGTAGATCATGGTGACACCGCCGATTGCAGAGCGCCGAACCAGAGCGCGCCGGCGACGGCACTACCCAAGACAAAGCCGGCGGTGGCGCCGACCAGCGCGGCGCGGATGTAGCGAGTCTTCACGATGCGGCTCCTTCACGGTCGGTCATTTGCAGGCGGATCGCGTTGCGGCCGGCCGTGGCGGGTGCGCTGTAGCAGCCGCCGGCGGGCACGCACTCGGCCGCGTCCAGGTTGCCGCTGGTGAGCGCATCCTCGAAACCGCTGTCCTGATAGTCGAATGCCAGGGCGCTGGACACGGCGAGGCGCGAGGCGCGGCCGGCGGTGATGTGGCGGGCGATCACTTGGCGCGCTCCACCAGCATGGCATCGGCAAACGCATATGCGCGGGCGGCGATATCCTGCTCGTTTCCGTATTGGCAGCTACCTTTGGTCTTGTTTTCGATCATCGGCGCCAACGACTGCGCCGCGAAGTAGTCGCGCAGCGACATGCCGCCGCTTGCCTCGGTGTCGATACGCTCATGGCCGTCGCTGTCGATCCCGGTTACCGTCGCTTCAATGCACGGGAATGCCGGGCCGCCGTTGTTGGTGATGCTCATGCCACTCTCCCTGTTAGTTTCGTTGTTGGTGACCGCGTTCGCCGGTCTCTGCGTGTGGCGGCCAGTTCGGCGCATTTCGAAACCACATCAAAGCCGGCAGGATTCGAACCTGCGTCTCCCGGAACCGTCGCGCTCGGGATAGGTGACCTGAGCCGCTAGTCGACGGCTTTGATGTAGTTCCCGCGCTTGCCCGGCGCGGGACGGGTAGTGCTAGCGGCCTGCACGCCGCCGTTGTGTCAAGCCGCCTTCACCTGCGAAGGACGGTAGCTGCCGACTTTGTTGTCACCCAGGTCGATGTCGAGGTACACGCCCTTCGCGCCCGGGCGCTCCGCGAGGAACTTGCCGGTCATTACTTTGCTGCGGGCGCGCACGGTGACCTTCTGGCCGGGTTTGAAGTTGCTGGTAGCTGCTGCCATGTGATGCCTTTCTATGGTTGGTGGTGGCCGGATACGTCCGGCCGGCGGCACGGAGCGAGTGCGACGCGGGCATTTCAGGTCCCACTGGGCGCGGTTTCTTCGCCTGGCCAGGACTAGCCGGGTGGTAGCAGCGCCCGGCGACCGCATTTGGATCAGGGAGGCTCGAAGTTGCGCTCCCACTCGTGGCGCTCGACGCGCGCCTCATCGATCGACACCAGGCGCAGTTCGTGGGCGCTCGGCAGGTGGTCGTCGCACCAGTCGTTGAACTGCAGCAGCTGGTCGCGGGAGAAGAGGGCGGTCAGCGCCACGGACTCGCCGGTGAGCGTCACGTCCGTTACGTCGTACCCGGCGCCGTCGAGCAGGCCGTGCAGGTCCAGCAACACGCCGTCGTGCTCGTGGCCGACGACCAGCACGCGGGTGCCGGGCGTTACGGCGGGCTGCTGGCTCGGCGCCGCCGGCGCACTGGCAGCCTGAAGTAGGGCGATGTTGATCGGGGCATTCATCGGGATCAGCCCAGCACTGCCGGAGCGGCAACGATGGAGAAGTCGTATTGCGGAACGGAGTCGCCAGCGGCAGTGGCTGCGTCGTTCAAAGCTTTAATTTCGGCTGCGGACATTTCGTTCTCCATCGCTGTTGGTGTGTCGATGAACGAATCATATACTAGAAAAACTAGTATAACAAGAAAAACTAGTAAGTCGGCTTGAAATTCTTGTGTGCCAGTTGAGCCACCAGAATTAATGGGCGAGGCTTGTGAACTTTCGAGTGCGCAGCGAACGTGGTAGCCTCACATCGCCTTGGTTGGCGCGAGAGCGAGACTGAGCGGGTGGCAATTCAACGGGATGAAGCTGACAGAGTTGTTTTTCTTAAACGTAACCGAGGAGAGTATCTATGAGTGCACCACCGCGCGGCCCGGAATTAAAGGCCATTTATGCGGCAAGCGTCGCCGGCATTGCGCCAGTCGAATGGGGAGGGGAGAAGGTCATCACCAGCGAGGTGCTGGCCAAGGCCTACGGCACCGAGGCGGTCAACATCCGTAAGAATCACTCCAACAATTCTGATCGATTCGAAGAGGGGAAGCACTTCCACAAAATTACCGGCGTCGACCTGGTAAATTTGCGAGTGAACTTAGGTAACTCGCAAATCTCGCCGCAGGCCCGCTCTATGATCTTGTGGACGGAGCGCGGCGCGGCGCGCCATGCGAAAATGTTGGAAACGGATGCTGCATGGGATGTCTTCGAAGCGCTGGAAGATAGCTACTTCCGTCACCATGTCCAACGAGATGTCGTAGCAGCCGGCGCCGAGTTGAGCACCGTCGATGATCGGGAGCACCTGTACCACGGGGCTGTTCGAATGATGCTCAAACATCGACTGCCATTCAACAAGGTCTACCAGACTATGAACTACTACGCGCACTCAAAGCATCTCGCCGAGATGTCGAAAGATCAGGTGGGCGAGGCTGAGCGATTTGTGGAGCGATACCTCGTCGGCCAGGACACGCGCGCTGACTGGTTACGCATAGGCGCCAATCGAAGAGATTTGACGGGCGACGACGCACAGCCTGATTTGCTTGGCTTCGAAGCCCCTGGCACGCTGGGCAAGCGCTAGGCGCAAAAAAAAGCCCGCTGGTGCGGGCATTTTTAATGCTTACTACCGAGAAAGAGATGCTTGGATAAATGGCCGGAACGCGGAATACGCCAGCGTCCGACGCATACTACACAATAGTGCCGAATATTTTTCTTCTTTGCAACTTGGAGTGATCGAAATGATTTCACTCGTCCCCCGGCTTGGCATTTTCACTATTTTCATGCCAAGCTTTCCTGTTTCGGTGGGGTTGTAGGTTTCCACGATCGTATCTGTCGCTACCTGAATCTTTTGATCGGAGTTGGTGCTCACGAAGATCTGGGCAAGTGCGAATGCTTTTGCGCACGAGATCTTATCCTCGCAAGTGTAAGACGACTGGCGCTGCGCCTCCAACTCTTTAGCAAATTGTTCAGTCAACTTCCTCTCATCAGCTTCAACCTGAGCTGCGATATCGGCTGCTCTTTTCGCCTTCTTAGCATCCTCGTCTTTTTCACGTGCGTTCACAGCGGCCAGCCATTCGGCTTGTTCTTTCGCTTGACGTTCATCGCGGATCGCTCGCGCGGTTTTCGCAGCTGAGTCACTAAAAATGCCGCCATTTGGAATGTCAGCTATCTTTTCCTGGCGAAGAGTGTAGCGAATAGATCCGTTCTTAGTCCCGTCATACGCTTGGGCGTTACCGCGCCGCCATTCAATGTGATCATCGTCTTTGTCCGTGGGAGGAATGCCAATAATCGCAATTGCTTCGGCGACCGTCATGCCATTTTTTACATCATTGGCATTGCCACGAGCGAGCTTGTAGTTCGTCGCCGCACAACCGGCCAGCAACGCAGCAGCGAACAAGACAGCTATTAGTTTTTTCATTTGCCAACCATTCAATAAAAGAGGACTGGATGCAATTTTCTCAAGTATATGAAATATTGGCAACTGGAAATCTATCAAATTCAGGCTATATTTGATCCAGGGCCCTTCGCACCATTGCCTTCAAGTCGGCGAGCTCGGCCATGATTTGCTGCGATGGTTCAGCCTGAAGGCGGGCGATCACCTCCGCGTTGAAGCTGCGGCCGTTTTCCTCTGCGGCGGCGCGAATTTGATCGCGGAGTTGGGGAGGGAAGCGTACTGCAGATTGAACGTAGTCCTTCTGCAACACTTTTTTGATGGGAGATTTCGTCATCACCCAATTTTTTCATGCCAAAAACTCAATTGCGTACATGTGTTTCCATGGTTGGAAACAAAAATGTGAGAATCTGTTACATTTCAAACCATAACTGGTTGCTATTTACCCCTCTACTTACGCTATGAAAGTCCCGCCGAAATGTAATATAGTTGGCACACTGTAAATATATGATGGCAGAGTGTAAATGAAGAACTTGCAGCGAGTGATAGATGCTTATAAAGCAATGGATCAACGGGCGCGCAACGAGTATGTGATATTGATGGAACAGACCGCGCGTAAGTATCCGATGAAGGTCGCCGTTAAACTGCGATTAGTCCCCGCCGACAAGGGTCGGTAGCTTCACCACTTTTTTAAGCAATGCAAGGCGATCCATTAATTCACTGCGCTCACGCTCATCCGAGGTCCGGAATAGCGTCAGAAGCCGGATCTCTTCAGGAGTAGCGAAGATGTATTCGACACGCGGAACGTTCTTGCTGTGCTCTGCCTGTGCTGCGAGCGGAGAGTCCGCACTGGTGTGAACAAGCAAATTCGTCTCGAGCCCGGCGCGTGTTTTCCCGCGCGGCGTCGTGTCTTCGCCAAATTGAATGACGCGCGAATCGTCAGTGCGCTCAGCGAGAGCCAGTTCCTCATCGCCGTTAATTAGCCAAGAGACGGTGACGCCTAGAGTACTTGCGACCTTCTCAACTCGACTTCGGTTCGGGGCTGTACCACCTTCCTTTTCCCAAAGCTGCACGGTCTGCCAAGACACGCCGACGCGATCCGCCAACGCTTTGTGACTTGTCATTCCGAGCGCAAGTCTGCGCTCCTTGATTCTGCTGTGAATACTCATATTGAAACTATGCCCACAAGATTTTATGGTGGCTACACAGATTTTTCTTGTGTATGCTAGTTTTTCTAGTACAATCAGCCGCATGGATACCAACCGTACAAATGAAGCACTCTCGCGCGCTATTGCAAAGTGGCCATCGCTCAAGGCTTTCGCTACTGAACTTGAAGTGCCGTACCAGACCGTGCAGCAGTGGTTAAAGAACGGCGTTCCCGCTGTCTACTGCCCTCGCATCGAAAAAATGACCGAAGGGGACTCTCTCTGCGAAGACTTGAACCCTGCGATCGACTGGACATATTTGCGGGGAACGTCTGCCGCAGTTCTGATTCAAAACAAAGGTGAGGACCGAGCCCAATGAAAGCCGCACTCAACCGCATCGCTGCGCTGCTCGGATACGTCCCCGCGCCGGCTAAATACGCGCCGTGCGTCATCAAGATGGAACTCGACTTCGAAATCGACAGCTCACCGGTGGACGCCGCGATAACCAAGCTTGACCGGCTCAGCGATGCCGCGCGCCGGGCTGAATCCGCCATCGCTGACGTGCTGATGGCACAGGCCGGCGAGTTTATCGACTCGCTACCGATATCCGACGAAACCCAAGCTCTGATCCTTGCCGAACTGCGCAAGCAGAACACGCTGCTCGAAGTGCTGGCGAAGCAGGGTGACTGCGCCGCCTGGCACAAGCACTGCGCTGCGCCGCATGACAGTGCCACCGAGCCCGCAACCGGCGCAGCCGCATCCGGCTTGCCTGGCTGACGACCCGAATCGAATTTGTATCACCAGCATCATCCGCATCACCTGAAAGCCTGAATCACTTTTAAAGGAAAAATCATGAACCGAACCAAGATGCCGAAACCCCGCGTCCTCGTCGCGAAAGTCTTGCTGAACGAGGACGAATATCGCGAATTCAGCGCCGCATGCGCAGAAGTTGGCGAATCCCAGAGCCGGACTCTCCGCGAGCTGGCGAACGACTGGTCAGCGCGTTTTCGCAATGATAAGCAGCGTCGTGCGCAAACGGAATGGCCCAAGGCGGGCCAGAACATGGCCATGTTGCTGCCGGGCCGCGCCAACTACAGCGCGCCGCGTCATCACATGCGCATGTGAATCGCTTCGACACCGGCCGGGTATAGCACCAACGCAAAGGAGCCACCGTGAAATTGATCGACCCAGCAGCACCGCAAACGATGACCAGCCGCGAGATCGCGGACTTGACCGATAAGCGTCATGACAACGTCCTGCGCACCATCAACAGTTTGCACGAGAGCGGCGCCATCGAACTTCCTCAGGTTGAGGAAGTGTCGAACCCCGGCGCTGGCCCTCGCACGATCCGACATTATCGTGTCGGCAAGCGGGACAGCTTCGTGATCGTTGCACAGTTGTCGCCGCTATTTACGGCGCGCCTGGTTGATCGCTGGCAGGAACTTGAGGCCGCCGCCGTGCTTCCCGCGCCTGTAGTGCCGCAAACTCTTTCCGGCGCGCTGCGCCTGGCCGCCGAGCAGGCGGAACTGATCGAGCAGCAGCAGGCCGCGCTGGCCGCCGCCGCGCCGGCCGTCGAATTCGTGGATCGATATGTTGACGCGTCGGGCCTCCTGGGCTTCCGCCAGGTGTGCAAGGTGCTCAAGGCGAAGGAGAACGCTTTCCGGCAGTTCCTGCTGGAAAAGAAGATCGCCTACCGCCTCGGGCGCGAACTGGCGCCGCATGCCGAGCACATGAACGCCGGCCGGTTCGAGGTAAAGGCCGGGGTCTCCACCAAGAACGAACACGCCTTCAACAGCATGCGCTTCACGCCAAAAGGCGTCAGCTGGGTAGCGGGCGAATTCGCCAAGTACCAGCTGGTCATGCAGGCGCACCACTGAACACGGGAAACCGCGCCCCGTCTCGCGCGGCGACACAAACGATGGAGAACCGTATGTCAATAACAGCCCGGGCGCAGCCAGGTGCAAGCCAGCTTCTCGACTACCTGATCGAGGAACTGAAATTGAAGAATGACGCCGCGCTGGCGCGCGCGTTCAGTGTCGCGCCACCGGTCATCAGCAAGATCCGCCACGGCCGCCTTGCGTTCGGCGACAGCCTGATCCTGAAGGCGCACGAGCAGTTCAACTTCCCGGTCGCGGTGATCCGCGCAGCGCTGGGCAAGGTGGAATCGAAGTGACGACCCTGTCTCAGCAAGACACCGCAGGGAAGGGCGCCGACGCATTGCCGCCGGAACCCGGCCAGGTCATGCCGCGCGAACAGTTCGAGCAGATCATGCGCGACGCCGCGAAGGCGGAGCAGAAATAGAAAAAGCCGCGTTGGCGCGCGGCTTTCAGAACCCTCATCACAAGAGAAATTCAATGCGAAATATAACACAACCTGAACCGGCGCCGGCTAAATCCGGCACGCCGGAGGCGATAGCTTTGCGCAAAATACAGAATTGGCGCCAGAAAGACCGCGCCCATCTGGCAGACAAACGCGACCGCGACGCCCAGCGCGCCGAGTACACCGCGCGCAACGAACTGCGCGGCGCCGCCGATAACCTCGACGGAAAGGCTGGCCGGCCATGAAGACGCTACCCAATCCGCGCTCCGGCGCGCACCGCTTGCTCACCGCGCTGCTGACCGGCCCAGGCACCTTCTACCAAATTTGCGAGCGCGCCGACGTCGATATCGAGGACGACCGCGCCGAAGCAATCCAGCGCGCGTTGTTCGATGAACTGGTCGACGGCCGCCACGCCTACCTGATCGGCCTGGTCTACAACATCACCACGCCCGCGCGCAACGCGCTGGCGCCGGCGGCGCCGTACGCTGGCGAAGTTGCCGGCCCGGCCCATCGCGGCCCGGCGCGCTCGATGCCGGTGCTTATCGCGCGCCGTGCTGCGGGAGCGCGCGCATGAGCCGCCTGCTATTTCAAATTCTCGGTGGCCCAAAAGTAGGCTGCCGCAAGAGCAGCGGCCTCAGTGGGAAATTGGCTGCTGGCATCACTGTGATCGGCAACCACCTGCAGAGTGCGGAACGTGTCATCGCACACTTTTCGGATATTGGTGACTGCAAACGCGTACTGCCCCGTCGCGGTATCGACGGTAGTGCGGATGGTCATTTGCCACATCCCAATCTGTATTCGCTCTTCAGCTGCGCTCATATGCGAATCCATTTCAATGGGGAAATAATATCATGAAGCGCGATTCCTTCACCCTGTCACTTGACTTGGGCCACGAGCTGATCATCGACAACTTTGCTGGGGGCGGAGGCACCAGTACAGGCCTCGAAGAGGCATTCGGTCGCCCGGTGGATATTGCCATAAACCATGATCCCGAGGCGCTCGCTATGCACGCTATGAACCACCCGCATACGAAGCACCTGTGCGAGAGCGTGTGGGACGTTGACCCGATCAAGGTAACGAACAACCAGCCGGTTGGTTTGGTCTGGCTGTCGCCCGACTGCAAGCATTTCAGCAAGGCCAAGGGCGGCACGCCGGTGGCGAAGAACATTCGCGGCCTGGCGTGGGTAACGTTGCGCTGGGCGGCGAAGTGCAAGCCGCGCGTGATCATGTTGGAAAACGTTGAGGAATTCAAAACTTGGGGCCCGCTGCTGGTGGACGCCGAGGGTAACTTCCGTCCGGATCCGGCGAAGAAAGGCAAAACGTTCGAAAGCTTCCTGCGCCAGCTGCGAGCCCATGGCTATACGGTCGACCACCGTGAGCTGCGCGCCAGCGACTACGACACCCCGACCATTCGCAAGCGCTTCTTCCTGGTCGCCCGCCGCGATGGCCTACCTATCCGCTGGCCGGCGCCGACGCACGGTGCGCCGAGCTCGCCCGGCGTGCTGGCAGGCAAGCTGCTGCCGCATCGCACGGCGGCTGAATGCATCGACTGGGATCTCGCTTGCCCATCGATCTTCGAGCGCAAGCGGCCGCTGGCGCCGGCCACGCTGCGGCGCATCGCCAAGGGCATCATGCGCTACGTGGTGGATGCGCCCGCGCCGTTCATCGTGGGTCAGGGCGGGCCGATTTATTCAGGCAAGCCGGTGTCGGCGGCCCAACCGTTCGGCACGCTAACCACTGAGAACCACCGCGCCGTGGTCGTGCCTACCGTCGTGCCGGTCACGCACCAGGGCAGCGACCGTAATGAATCCGTTCACGAGCCATTCCGCACCATCACCGGCGCGCAGCGCGGCGAGAAGGCGCTGGCCGTGGCCTCGATGGTGCAGGTGGGCTACGGTGAACGCGAGGGCCAAGCGCCGCGCGCGCTCGACATCGAGAAACCGCTAGGCACGATCACCGCCGGCGGCGGCAAGGCCGCTCTGGTCAGCGCGTTCCTGAACGAGCATGCCAACTCCAGCAACCAGCGCGTGATGCCTGTGAACGAACCGCTGCGCACGATCTGCGCCCAGGTGAAGGGCGGCCACATCAGCGCCGTGTCTGCGACTTTGGTCGGCGTGGGCGGCCGGGCCGGTGACAGCCGGCCGCGTGGCGCCGACGAACCTGCCGCCACGGTTACAGCCAAGGGCGACACCGCGCTGGTCACTGCTGAGCTGGCGCCGTTCGTAATGACCAACACCACCGGACACCCTGGTGCTGAGGTCGGCGCGCCGGTACCGACCGTGACCGCTGCGGGCAATCAGGCGCTGGTCACCGCGCACATCACCAAGTTCCGCACCGGCGCCACCGGCAGCGACATGATGGAGCCGGTACCGACAATTACCGCCGGGCCGAAGGAAAACCCGGCCGGCGCGCCGCACGCGCTGGGCATAGTCACTGCCAACCTGATCCACATGGGCCACGGTGAGGGAAGGGAGGGCGGCAAGCGCTTCAGCCACGGGATTCGCGATGTCGAGCAGCCGATCAATACGATCACCGCGAGCGGCGCTACGGCCGGCATCGTGACCAGCAGTCTGGTGAAACTGCGCGGCACCAGCAGCGCGGCCAGCGTCGAGGAGCCGCTGCACACGATCAGCGCCGGCGGCCAGCACCACGCGGAGGTGCGCGCCTTCCTGCTCAAGTATTACGGCACCGACCAGAATCCGCGTCTCGAGGAACCGCTGCATACCGTCACGACGAAGGATCGCTACGGGCTGGTCACCATCCAGGGCGTGGACTACCAGATCGTGGACATCGGACTGCGCATGCTGGACCCGGCCGAGCTGTACCGCGCCCAGGGCTTCCCGGCCGACTACGTGATCCGCGAAATCCCGAACCCGGCACTGCTGTTCAAGGAAGGCCGCCAAGTCGACGGCAGCCCGCTGGACCTGCCGCGTGTGGCGCTCACGAAGTCAGCCCAGGTACGCATGGTTGGAAATTCTGTCTGCCCACCGATGGCGCGAGCATTGATTCAGGCGAACTTCATGCACGAGCGTGAAGTTGGTTGGGTGGCGGCGTGAACTTCGAGCGGCTAGTCAATCAACAATGTCTGCGCTTTGCGACATGCCTCAACGCAGCGCCACAAGCTCGCAACGAGGTCTTTGCAAGCTTGCTCCTTAGACATAAATTCAACGATGCGACCTGCATCTTCTGGGAGAAAGGGATTGGACGGTCTGAGAACTGCCATTTGAATTCTTGCCAGCACACTTCCTGCGCGCGCCAGCTCGACGGCGAGTGCGGGTGCGATAGCGATCAACTGGGCAACGTCGTGCGAACGCAGCGGGGTGGCTTTTACGATCATATCGCAACCTTTGAGAGCCGCGCCGACACCTGCACCCTCGTTATAGGAGCGCAAAAATGCGAGGGCGCTTTCGATACTCGTAATGCAATCAGCGAGCTCGATCTCGAAAGTGGCTGCACTTACGACCGCCTGGGCGCGTTCGGTCCGCTCTCTGGTCCTTCGATCAGCGGTTGCCAGTCGAATTGTCATCCATAGCGCTGCAAATGTGGTGAACCCTCCGAACCATGTCGCCCAATCGCCAGTTTCAGGACGCTTCATTGCCATGGCATCGAGTAAGGCGTTAGTGAACATTACGCACACCGTGACCATTACCAACACCAGAGTTGCGATCAGAGCGTACGTCAAACGCTCCCAATTTCTGTTGCTCACTAGTACACCACTTAAATAGACAAATTTGCAAGAAAAGGAATCATAGCATGATCTACGACCTATCCCGCGAAGAGCGCCGCCACCGCGCCATCGCCAACGAAAAGCCTGCGCCGGTGCTCAAGGCCCAGCGCTGCGCCTGCGGCAAGGCCGCGCCGGCAAAGCAGCTAGTGCAGCATCAGCACTGCGTCGCCTGCCTGTTCGCCGCCCGCGTCGCGACCCTGCAGGATGACGACCTCGACATCCTGCACCATATGCTGGGCGCAACGTCCCACCACCCGCAGTCACGCTGGGGCTTCCGCAACCAGTATCTGGCCAACCGCCGCGACTCCACCGCGCTCGAGCGCTTGGTCGCAGCGGGCTTCGCGCGCGCCGGCGCCGCGCTGCTGGACCTGCGCTACTTCCACGCCACCCAGGACGGTTGCAAGCTGGCCGGCCTGAACTCGGCGGCAATGAACCGTGCGTTGGGGGCGAAGCCATGACGGCGGTCAAGGCCTACACGGTTCACGACGGCGACGACGGCGCCACCGTCATTTTTGCCACGAACAACGCGACCGCGCGCCGCGAGGGCGCCAACGAGCTTGACCGTGATTGGACCGAGGTCGATTCGTGCCGGCGGGCGCCGCAGTTCGACGCCTACGCGCCCGGCCCGGTGCCTGCCGCCGTGCTGATCGAGCACGACTGGCGCTACGAATGCACGCGCAGCGCCTGCTCGACCTGGGTCTACAACGACGTCGAGGAGCGCTGTTTCAGCGCCGCTGGCGATCCTTACTGCTGCGTGGCCTGCATGGCGAAGGACTTCGCACGCCAGCGTGGCAATGCCGCCGCCAAGGTGGCCCTGCAAGAGTTGGTGGAGCTGCGCCTGCCGGGTGCCGTGGTTACCGACGCCTATGTCTACGGCTCACGCCTGGAAGCCGGCGAGCTGGGTGGCGGGTACCGGGCCTTCGCGGACTTCACCTTCGCCGGCGGCCGCTGGCCCGCGCGCTTCGTGTTCGGTGATGGCTACCGCGTGCACGGTGATGATCACCCGGCATTCTTTGCCGCCTTCCCGGAGATGCGCCCATGACTACCGCCGAGACTTCAGTCGCCGATCTGGACCAGTTCAGTTGGGCCGTCGGGCTTGCCAACGTTCTTCAGCTTATTCCGGTACCCACATCGCGGGCACAGGAAATAAACCCCGAAGTGGTCAATGGCGGGTTCGCAGTCTGCGAACTTCAAGTCAGCGGTGCATCGCTTGCACTTCCACATGGCAGCCTCCTCAGAGTGAAAATATTAGCATGAACCAATCCGACATCTTCGCAGCCGGCGCCGTGCGGCTGCAAATGACCGATTCCATCGAGTTGACCATCCAGTCTCTTCTGGCTTACGGCGCCACGCACGAGCATTGGGGTATTGCCTGGTCCGGTGGCAAAGACAGCAGCGCCACGCTGACCCTGATCACCTGGCTGCTCGACACCGGCCGTGTGCCGCGCCCGAAGACCCTGACAGTCTTCTACGCGGACACGCGCCAGGAACTGCCGCCGCTGGCCATCGCGGCGCAGCAGATCATGGACGAGCTGCGTGAGCGCGGCATCCAGGTCGAGGTGGTGACCGCGCCGATGGATAAGCGCTTCATGGTCTACATCCTCGGGCGTGGCGTGCCGCCACCGAACAACAACACGCTACGCTGGTGCACGCGCCAGATCAAGATCGACCCGATGCAGCACGCGCTCGAGCAGCGCCTGGAGCAGCTGGACGGCCAGGTCCTGATGATCACCGGTGTGCGCCAGGGCGAGAGCGCGATTCGAGACCAGCGTATCGAAATGAGTTGCAGCAAGGATGGCGCCGAGTGCGGGCAGGGCTGGTATCAGCAGGTGCTGCCGAACGCCAAGGGGCTGCGCGGCCGACTGGCCACGCTGGCGCCACTGCTGCACTGGCGCGTCTGCCACGTGTGGGAGTGGCTGCGCCACTGGGCGCCGCAGGAAGAGTTCGGCGACTGGAGCACGGCCGCCATTGCCGAGGCCTACGGCGGCGATGAGGCTGAGGAGATCAACGCGCGTACCGGTTGCACGGGCTGCCCGCTGGTTGATACCGACATGGCGCTCGACAACATCCTGCTGAGCCCTCAATGGGCCTACCTCGCCCCGCTCAAGCGCATCAAGCCGCTGTGGCGCGAGCTGCGCAAGCCCGAGCATCGGCTGCGCAAGGCAGGGCTGGAAATCCTCAAGTCAGGCAAGACCGCAGCCAACCCGCAGCGCATGGGGCCGCTCACGTTCGAGGCGCGCCATATGGGCCTGGAGCTGATCCTGGGCGTTCAGGCCGAGATCAATGCCGCCGCACGCGCGCTTCGCCGGCCCGAGGTGGACCTGATCAACGCGGGGGAAGAGGCGCGCATCCGCGAGCTGATCGCCTTGGAGACCTGGCCCGATGGATGGGATGGCGACGAGCCGATCGCCACCACCATCATGGATACCGTCTACGCGAACGGCGCAGTGCAGCCACGCCTTTTCTTTGGGGAGTAGAAGTTGATGCCCTTAGAAAAATTAAACCATCAGCAGAGCAACTTGCGGCTAGATTTTCAAAGCATCAATGAGCTGCGTCACTTCATCAAAAAGATCGTCAACACAGTGATCCGATGCACTCCACGATCGATTGCCGGTGTTGACCAGCTGCAATCTCGCATCAACCCATTGCGAGGGATCCTCTTCTGCGCGCAGTTCGGCTACTGCCATAGCTGTGTAGGTCGCTGCTTTGGATGGGGTGGAGGCGGGGCGAGTAGAGCATCGGATGGTGATGTCCCAGCCGAGGTACGTCCGTTGTACGGTATGGCACATGGTGCTCTCTTTTGGACGGGGCTTCATAGTAGCACTGAACCGTTGCCAAACTTGCTAATTAATATTTTCCTTTCGGAAGGGGAGGTATGAGGCGCTCACCATTGAAGCCCGGTACCGCGCCGATGAAGCGCCAAGCCTTCGCGCGCGGCGAGCGCTTCGAAGCCCGCGATGTGACGAAGACCATCACCAAGGCCGCGCGCGAGAAGAAGCACAAGTGCGCGGTTCGCACCTGCCGCGCCGAGTTTGTTCGGCCGCAGCCATTCGTGATCTGGTGCTCGCCGGAGTGCGGCACGGTGGTGGCACTGGCAAAGGTCGCCAAGCAAATGACCGCCACGGCCAAGGCCGAGCGCAAGGACCGCCAGGAGAAGCTGGCCAAGTTCAAGCGCAAGGCCGACCACGTGGCCGACTGCCAGAAGGCATTCAACGCCTGGGTGCGTTTCCGCGACCGCTTCGAGCCGTGCATCGATTGCGGCAAGCACGCCAGCGGCGACGCCCTGACCGGCGGCGCTTATGACGCTGGCCACTACCTGTCGCGCGGCAGCCATCCACACCTTCGCTTCGACGAGCGGAACGTATTCAAGCAGCTCAAGGGCTGCAACCGGCCCGGAGGCGCCACGGCGACATCGTTCCGCGCCGGTGTCGTCGCGCGCATCGGCCTGGCCGCCGTCGAAGCGCTGGAAGCCGACAACGAACCGCGCCACTACACGGTCGATCAGCTGATCGCCATGACTGCGCACTACCGCAAACTTTTAAAAGAACTAAAGGCGGCGGCCTGACGGCTGTTGCTCGACCAACCAAAACGGAAATGACATGAGCGCATTTACACCTGAAGAACAAAAGATGCTGATACAGACTGAATACCGACAGTTCCTGCGCGAGAAAATCCGCATGGCACCGTCGAAGGGCTTCGACGTACCTATGGAGCAGATTCACCCGGGCCTCAAGCCCCATACCCGCCAGATCGTCCGCTGGGCGCTCGCCGGCGGCCAGCGCGCCATTTTCGCATCGTTCGGCCTGCACAAGACTAGCACCAACTTGGAAGTGATGCGCCAAATCGGCATTCACCGGCCGGGCCTGCGCCTGATCGTGCTGCCGCTTGGCGTGCGCCAGGAGTTCATCCGCGAGGCCGCGAAGCGGTTCACCGGCGACCAGGCCATTACCGTGCGCTTCGTGCGCACCGATGCCGAGATTGACGACGAGAGCGTCATCTACCTGACGAACTACGAATCGGTCCGCGAGGGCAAAATCACGGTGAACCGCTTCCACGCGGTTTCGCTCGACGAGGCCAGCGTGCTGCGCAGCTACGGCAGCAAGACGTATCAAGAATTCCTGCCGATGTTCGAGGGCATTGAGTTCAAGTTCGTCTACACGGCTACGCCGAGCCCGAATCGCTTCAAGGAACTGATCCACTACGCTGGATTCCTGGGCGTGATGGACACGGGCCAGGCCCTGACGCGCTTCTTCCAGCGCGACAGCGAGAAGGCCGGCAACCTGACGCTGTATCCGCACAAGGAGCATGAATTCTGGTTGTGGGTTGCGAGCTGGGCGGTGTTCATCCAGAAGCCGAGCGACCTGGGCCATTCGGACGAGGGCTACGACCTGCCGGAAATCGAGGTCCGTTACCACGAAGTGCCGAGCAACTACGACACGGCCGGCGCCGAGAAGAACGGCCAGGGCCTGCTTATCCCCAACGTCGCCATGGGTCTGTCGGCTGCTGCCGGCGAGAAGCGCGACAGCATGGCCGCGCGCGTGGCGAAGGTGGCCGAGATCATTGCGGCGGATCCCGCTGACCACTTCCTCGTATGGCACGATCTGGAGGACGAGCGCCACGCCATCCAGGCGGCGGTACCGGCTGCCGTGAGCGTGTGGGGCACGCAGCAGATCGACGAGCGCGAGCAGCGCATTGCCGACTTTAGCGACGGCAAGGTCCAGATCCTGTCCACGAAGCCGATCATCGCCGGCAGCGGCTGCAACTTCCAGCGATTCTGCAACCGCGAGATCTTTGCAGGCATCGGCTTCAAGTTCAACGACTTCATCCAGGCCATTCACCGCGTCCAGCGCTTCCAGCAGCCGCACCGCGTGCGCATCGACATTGTGCACACCGAGGTCGAACGCAAGGTGCTGGCCGACCTGCAGACGAAGTGGCGCCAGCACGAGGAAATGCAGGCCAAGATGGGCGAGATCATCCGCACCTACGGCCTCGACCAGCTCTCGATGCAGGACTCGCTGGCACGGACCATCGGTGTGCAGCGCCAGGTCGTCGCCGGCGACCGCTTCGAGGTGGCGCACAACGACTGCGTGCTCGAAGCGCTCGAACAGCCCGACAACTCGGTAGGCCTGGTGCTGACGTCGATCCCGTTCGGAAATCAGTACGAATACAGCCCGAGCTATAACGACTTCGGCCACACGCAGGACAATGACCAGTTCTGGCGCCAGATGGATTTCCTGACGCCGCAACTGCTGCGCATCCTGCAGCCGGGTCGCATGTACGCTTGCCACGTGAAGGACCGGATACTATTCGGCAACGTGACCGGCGCCGGCGTGCCGACCGTGAGCCCGTTCCATGCCGAGGCAATCTTCCACGCCACCAAGCATGGCTTCGACTACATGGGTATGATCACGGTCGTTACCGACGTGGTGCGCGAGAACAATCAGACTTACCGCCTGGGCTATTCGGAAGTATGCAAGGACGGCAGCAAGATGGGCGTGGGCATGCCGGAATACGTCCTGCTGTTTCACAAGCCGCAGACCGACCGCGCGCGCGGCTACGCCGATGTGCCGGTGACCAAGGCCAAGCCGCCGTGTCTGGACGAGCAGGGCGTCACCGTGCCATTCGACCGCAAGCTGCCGCCGGTGCCCGGTACCGGCTACAGCGTGGCGCGCTGGCAGGTGGACGCGCACGCATTCTGGCGCTCGAGTGGCGACCGGCTGCTCAGCGCGGCGGAGCTGGCCAGCTTCGGCCCGGGCAAGCTGGCCAAGGTCTTCACCGAGATGTCGCTCGATAACGTCTACAACTACGAGTACCACGTGGCCGTGGGCGAGGCCATGCTCGCGAACAAGACGCTGCCGGCTACCTTCATGAGCCTAGCGCCGGGTAGCGCCGATCCGACGGTCTGGCACGACATCGTGCGCATGCGCACTTTGAACGGCGAGCAGTCAGCGCGCGCAGTCGAGAAGCACGTCTGCCCGTTCCAGATCGATATCGTCGACCGGCTGGTCAACCGCTACACCAACGCCGGCGAAGTGGTCTACGACCCGTTCTGTGGCCTGGGCACGGTGCCGGTACGCGCCATGAAGCTAGGCCGCCGCGGCGCCGGCTCCGAGTTGAATGCCGCGTACTTCGCCGACCAGGTGCACTACTGTCAGGCGATGGAGAAGCAGATCAGTGTGCCAACGCTGTTCGATATGGAAGCCATGGACCTGGAGAATGCAAAGTGAAGGCCGATCATCCACTCACCGCCTATCGCATCGCGGCTATCACGGCCGTGCTGCAAGATGGGCCACTGTGCGCGCACGACGTGGCGCCGAAAATCTTTCTCTGCTACGGACACACCTGGCGCGTGCTCAAGTTCATGCACACCCTGGGCCTGGTGCACATCGCCAAGTGGCCCCTGCGCTGCACGCCGCGCGCCACCCGCGTCGCCGCGTATGCGGTAGGCGCCGGCGTTGATGCTAAGAAGCCAAAGCGCCGCACTGGCCAACAGCGCCAGGCTCGCGCCAAGGCGAAACTGCGGGCCGACGCCGAGCGCTTCGAGTTCCACCTGGCCAAGTGCCGGGCGCGCAAGCGCAAGCCGGCGCGGGATCCTTTGGTGGCCGCAATGTTTGGCGGAGCCGTGGAGGTGCGTCATGCGTGATTATGGAAAAGTACAGACCACCTTCTGGACTAGCCAGGATACAAGCGGCATGTCCGACACCGGACGTATGCTCGCGCTGTACCTACTCACCAGCCCACATTCCAATATTTTGGGCTGCTTCCACCTGCCGATAGGCTACGTTTGCGAAGACCTGAAATGGGCGCCGGAAAGGGTTGAGAAAGGGTTTGCTGAACTCTTCGAGAAGGGTTTCGCAACCCGGGATAATGGGTCGAAATGGGTGGTGCTGCATGCCTACTTGAAATGGAACCCAATCGAGAACCCGAACCAAGGCATCTCTGCCGGGCGCCTGTTCGAGCAAATTCCGATGCGTTCGACTGTAAAACCCTTGCTGGCTGCGGCTCTCCGGTCATTTTCGAAGCATTTTCCGGCCGTAATTTTGGACGATTTTGAAACCGTTTCGAAACCCTTAACCGAACCGTTTCGAAACCAAGAACAGGAGCAGGAGCAGGAACAGAAGCAAGAACAGGAAAAAACCCTTGTCGAGCAACCCCAGCTCGACCCCGTTCGAACGATCTTCGAATTCTGGCAAAAAGTCATGGACTCGCCGAAGTCGGTCTTGGACGACAAGCGTCGTCGCGTAATCGCTAAGGCGCTTAAAGGCTACTCGCCCGCTGACGTGTGCCGTGCAATCCGTGGGTGCGCCAAGACGCCGCACAACATGGGCCTCAACGATTCGAAGACGAAGTACAACGGCCTGGGGTTGATCCTGCGCGATGCTGACCACATCGACCGCTTCATTCGCAATGATGCCGGCACTGCGCGCGCTGCCGCCGGCTCAGAAACGATCGAGCAGACCAACGCCCGAGTGATGGCTGAGCTCCTGGGTACTGCTGCCCCGCTGGCCGGCGACATCATCGACATGGTGCAAACGTGAACGCCGCTGAACATCCGCAGTTCATGCAACTGCTGGCCGAGACGATGGCGGCTTACGGCAAGCCGCTGCCGGAAGCGACGATGCTGAAGGTCTGGCTGAGCAACATGGCGCCATACCCGTTCCGGATCGTGGCCGCAGCCATCGACGGCTACCGGGCGGACAACGGCGAGTTCGCCCCGGTACCGGCCGGGATCGCCAAACGCTGCTTGCTGCTCGATGGCCGGCCGGGTGTGGAGGAAGCGTGGGCCATTGCGCTCAACAGTCAGGACGAGGCGGATACCGTGGTATGGACCGCCGAGTGTGCTGAGGCGTTCGCGCTGGCGCGGCCAGTGCTGGCTATGGGCGACGAGGTGGGCGCGCGCATGGCCTTCAAGGAAGCCTATTCGAGGTTGGTCGCCGTGGCGCGCGCGGACCGCCGCGCGGTTGCCTGGGCAGCCTCGGTAGGCTGGGATGGGCAACGACGCGACGCCGCCGTGGCTCGCGCGGTCGTTGCTGGGCTCTTGCCTGCACCGGCAGCGGTAGGGCTGCTGAGCGGTGCAGCGGCAGCCGAACCCCAGGCAGAGCGCGCGCGGGAGCAACTGGCGAAGGTTAAGCAGATGCTGGCCGAAGGTGCTGCTGAGCGCGAGGCTCGCAGGGAGCAGGCGCACGAGGACCGCATCGCAGCAGAGGTGGCCGAGCACGCAAATCGTGACGCAGCCGTCGCCGCATACGCACAGCAGCGCGGTGTGCCGTTTGCGCGGAGGGTCGGCTGATGGGCGCCCGCCAGACGTTCCTCGCGAACCCGCTCGACCTCCTGGCCGCCAAGCAGGTGGTGGGCCAGGAGGACGCCGACGCCACTGCGCTGGTCGTGCTGATCGCGCTCGACGCGGCCAAGCGCGGCTTGGCGCCGGCGCCGCTGGCCAATACGCTCACGGAGCACCTGCTGACCAGCGCGGCCGTCTGGTCGCAGATGGGCAACAAGCAGCTGTACGACAAGTCGGTGTTGGCGTGGTCGGCGCTGCGCAAGGCGTGCGCGCGGCCGACGACACTGCTAGACCTGACCACCGGCGAGTACGCTGCGATTCGGTTGTCGATCGCGCACTACGTCCGGGCACTGCCGAAGCTGGAAGTCGGCTTGTTGGCGGTGGCGTACGACAAGGCCATTCGGCAGTTGCGGGATTGAATCTGCGGCCGGCAAGAAAGGCTTGGTAGGATTCTGCAATAAAGTGGTCGTTGGTACATTGCATTCGCGTTTTCCGTGTGTTAACTTCCTCGCGTCAACCGGGAGAGTGTCACATGGGCTATGCAGATCGTTTCGTCATGAGTTTGGGCGCGAGCACGTTGCAGGACGACGCGCAGCACCACGCAGCCGAACCGCTGGCCGCAGCGGCGCTGGCCGACCTGACCGGCGCGGGCTTCGGCGCGCTGCTCACCCGCGTGAAGTACGCCGACGGCTCGATCAGCAAGACCTTTGAGTCCGGCACGCAGAACCTGGCGCACCTGCTGCGCATCTGGACCAACCGGGTGACGGAGAAAGGCCGTGAGCGCAAGTGGGTGAAGGAGGGCACCGAGTGGGACGTGCGTGCCGCCCTGACGCTGTACCGTCGCGTCGCCGAGCGCTCGCTGGCCTACTGGCTCGACGGTAAGTGCTGCACCTGTCATGGCACCGGCACTGCCAACCGCATGATCTGCCAGCCGTGCAAAGGCAGCGGCCGTGGAGAGATCGGTGGCGGTGGATTCGAGCGCGAGAAGGCGCTCGATATGGTCAGCGAGCTGGAAGGTCTACTCCAGGCGCATAATGCCCGCTCAGCCGCGTTGCTCCGCTAGGCCGGGTCGGATAGCATTTGATTAAGTGTGCGAAGCCAGCCAACGTAAGGGTGGGCAGTGTAACTTGGCGCGCTGGTGGAGTTAAAAATTTCTGCAATATAATTTAAAAATGCTTCTTTTTGGTTCTTGGCCGCGATCACCAAGTCGTCCGGAGTCGAGTTTTTATTGGTGAGATAGTCGATGAGCAAGCTATCTTGACGATGGCGGGGATATCGGCGTAACAAAGTAATTGCACCAAAAAGTGCGAGGTCTTCTACCAGAAAAGAATCATAGTGCACTCCAATTTTCTTCTGAAGGAGAGCGACTATCCTTGGAAATAAATACGTCGCATTGTTACAGGGTTGTATTGCATCTGGGTACTCCGGCTGACCACTTTGCTCATCGATAAACGGGAGCGAATCGTCGTAAATCTCATTCATGATTCTTAGGGAAACTATAATCTCCGGATCAAGGAAGAGTTGATGGCGCTGAATCAAAGCCTCAACTGCCTCGCGGTTGGTTCCTGGCACAGGTTCCATAGTGTGTGAGTTTCCGTTGTACGTAGAGTCCCATGCAGTTAAAAGACGGGAGGTCGCAGTAGCGATGTCCATAAACGCCGTTCGTTGATGGTCGAAAAACATGGTGCTTTTTGTTAGCGTTGCCTCGTGTTCTAGTCGAATCTTTTGCAAATTGATCTCGAATTCCGCTTTCTGCCGTTGCAATGCGGCATCCATGTCATGCTGATGCACTATGAGTTTTTCATTATATTCATGTCCGATGGCGGCCTTCAATCGTGTCGAGATCCATTCCCGGAAAATGTATGTGAAAGTGCCAGATGCAGCCACGGAAACGAGTGCTGGAATTATCGCGTCGGCCACTGGGGCGAAATCAATTATCATTTTTAATGAACCGGTTGTACTTTTTTTTCGGTAGGAGTATGATGATTATCACACACTCTCTGCACTCGTAAAGATCGCTACGGCGGCACCGATAGCAGGGATTCGCGAGTAGACCGGCCGATATGCTTCCGCTCGCGTGTATGTTCCGCTCACCGCGCAGATAGCACGGGAGCAAATCCTCAAGCCACCCATCGCGGTGGCTTTTCTGTATCCGCTTTGATTTTTATCAAGGCCCAGGTCGTCCGCTGCGATACGCTCGCACCATGGACATGCACTCTCGATTTAACTTCGTCGCGCTCGAGCTATCTCGGCTGCACGGCGTATTCTTTGCCGCCGCGTTTTTGGCTGACCGAGGCGTGCCGCTTGCAGTCGCCCTGGCGCTGCTTGCTGGCCGCATTCCTGAATCCCACCGAAGGGCCGCGCATGACCGACACGACGCGCCCATCGAAAGAAACCGTCCGCGAGTACCTGGAGCGCCGGACGCACGCGCCACTGGAGGCGCCGCCCACGCTGGAAGAGATCCGGCGCCAACTGGGCTGGCACCTGCTGCCGTCCTTGCGCCAGCCGGACCGCGAGGAATAGAACTGAGCGTGCCGTCGACCGCGCGATGCCCGACATCGCCGGAGATGCCGCGAACCTACCTGGGAGGTCTGCGGCTGGTTGAAATCTTAAGCCTGCGGGCAACAAGATGGCGGTCAACCATACAGCTGTAGGCAGGCGCGTTCGCTTTTGCCATAGCCTTGTGTGCCTGATATTGCAAGAAAGAATTGGATTCGCCGTGAGATAGGCCAAGCAATATCTCGTGACCTAAGGCGTCGATTCCCAAAGCCTCGACGTAGTTTAAGAAATTTCGATCCTGGGTGGTGAGATTAAGCAACGGGTCCACCTTTTTGTGTTGAGACCGCAATCTTGCGTCAAGGCGCGCAGATCTGTAAGCCACATTCGCGCCGCGCTGGCGTAGGACGCGCGCTTGCCTGAGCAGACCTTTCCAAGCGAATGGTGATGCATTCGCCCCAGATGGCGACGTAACAGCGGCAATTCTTTCATCAGTAGCGGCGTATGAAACCGTTGCTGTACGCGCCTAGGGTCTAATCAACGTACGGCGCCACGTGCCTGTACCAGCCACCCAACGAACTGAATCCGTGCGGCCAAACCGGCCGTACACATAAGATAGGGCGCGTACCTGCCATCGCACTCCAGCGGCAGGGCTTGCAAAAGCGGGTGCAGATCGCCGACGAAACATGACTAGGTGGGTCCGGCTGCCGGGTGCAGAACATCGCGCCTTGCGGCCCCAGCCTGGAGCGGGCGGCGACGAGGAGAATTGCAATGAACAAGCATCAGCACCACACCAACAACGCCGTGCTGGGCGCGCCCAAGGGCTGGGACCAGGCGCAGTTGCCATGCGGCGCACTCGCCATTACCCGCACTGAGTGCGACGGCATCCCCGCTGTGGTGAGCTACTGGAAGCCGTCCGAGAACGAGCTGGCCATCTTGGCCGGTGGCGGTTCGATTGCGCTGTGGGTGATCGGCTCGACCATGCCGCCGGTGATGTTGGCGGTGGACGCGCAGTAAAAGGCGCCAGGCAGCTCTAGCCCGGAGCAGGCGGCCACAAAAAAATGACATAATGGCTACTCCACAACTGGGCGGGGATAACCATGGTGTACAGAGACGTAACCGATGACGAGCGAGCGCGACTTCACGAATGGCTCGAAGAGTCAGCGAGGCTTAAGAGGCAGATCCAGGTTTTGTTCAAAGAACTCACTGCCGCATTCGATTCAACAAAGGATGTCGCCTACTTGGGGATCAGTTTCACGGAAAGCGAATCCGACAACATCCTGTTGGTAAAGACGCCTGTGACGGAAGGGCGGTTGCGTTCGCGAATCGCCTTGCTCGGAGAAATACTGGCGAATGAAATCATTGTCGAGCGACCGGAGATTGATGCATCCGGCTCAATCTGTTGGGTCGCCGTCTGGGCTTTCCGTAATTCGGCGGGTAGGTCAATTGTCTACCTGCAGGAGCCGGGCGACGCATTGGCGTATCAGCCCATCGCACCATACAAGGAAGCCAGAACAGAAGTCTTCGAGCGCTTGGGTAAGTCAATAGCTTACGCATTGGCAGCGGGACCATTAGAAGAGGCTTGATCATTCTGAGCCTCTGGAAAGCAGCGAGGCCAAATGCGCAGTTCCAATCTAGTTAGACCTGAAAGAACGCGCCCTGTGCCGCCCGCCTCGTTCGCCGACTCCACGGAAGCACGTTACCTGCCCGCGCCGGAAGTGCTCAAGTGGGCCAGGGCCGAGATACTCACCGAGGGCGGCCATCTACACAATCCCGACTTTGCTCACCTGGAGTACGCCGACGTTCAGTTCCTCTGGGCGCCCGGTAGCTTCCAGAAGCAGGGCCGTACCGTGCTGGGCCAGTGCGAGGAAGTCACCTTCCGCTGTGGGCCATGGCAGAAGGGTCGCCAGCAACAGCAGATGTGCGACTGGTTCGGCGCCGTGCCCGATTACCTGATTACCCTCGACGCCGAATACTGCCTCACCTGCAGCGACCTTGAGTTCTGCGCCCTGGTAGAGCATGAGCTTTATCACATCGGCCAAGAGCTCGACGAGTTCGATTCGCCTGCCTTCACCAAGGACGGGCTGCCGAAGCTTTACATGCGCGGCCATGATGTCGAGGAGTTCGTTGGTGTGGTCCGCCGCTACGGCGCCAGCGCCGACGTGCAGCGCATGATCGACGCCGCCAAGAGCGCGCCGGAGGTCTCCAAAATCAACATCGCGAGGGCGTGCGGCACCTGTCTGCTCAAGGTCGCATAGTTTTACGCGGCTTTTACCGGATGGGAACTTATGGCAGCACTACGAGACGAGGTGAAGCTGTTCATCGTCCAAGCGCTGGCCTGTTTTGACACGCCGACGCAGGTGTCGAAGGCAGTAAAAGAGGAGTTCGGTCTCGACGTGATGCGGCAGCAGGTGGCCGCTTACGACCCGAATTGCTACGTCGGGCGCAACCTCAGCCTGAAATGGCGCACGATATTCAACGACACGCGTGCCAAGTTTCGCGAGGACACCGCAGCGATCCCGATTGCCAGTCGAGCTTTCCGCCTTCGTGCGTTGGCCAGGATGGCGCAGCAGGCCGAGGGAATGCGCAACATCGCGCTGGCTGTGTCGGTAATAGAGCAGGCCGCCAAGGAAGTCGGTGACGTCTATGTGAATCGTAAGGTGGACGCGGACAAGGCGCTAGACGAGGAAATCAAGCGCCTGGAGATTGATCGACGCAAGGCCGAGCTCAAGAACATGGAGAAGGGTGGCGGCAACGCCAATGCGCAACTGCTGGCGGACTTGATTGCGAAGCTTCCATCATGAGCACTGGCAACCTTCTATTCGACCGCCAACTGGCGCGCTGGTATCCGCTCAAGGATCATCCGGTGCAACTCGCGTTGCTGGCTGCCGTACCGAGTGGGATTCGCTTTCCTCTGGTTCCTGCCGGGCGGCGCAGCGGCAAGACCGAACGCTTCAAGCGATTCCTCGTGAAGCAGGCGAGCGCGTACGCGGGTATGTACTTCGCGGCGGCGCCGACGCACGCCCAAGCTAAGAAAATCTTCTGGGACGATCTGAAGGCATTCACCCTGTCTTGCATGCACGGGCGCCGGCCATCAGAGTCCGACTTAATCATCTACCTGGACAACGGTAGCGAGATCCACGTGATCGGCCTGGACAAGCCGCAGCGCATCGAGGGCATTCCTTGGACCGGCGGTGGTATCGATGAGTTCGCCGACATCAAACCGGATGCTTGGGAAGCAAACATCCTGCCGGCGTTGAACACGGTGAACCCGACAATGCCCGACTACCGCGCCTGGTGCTGGCTGCTCGGCGTGCCGGATGGTCTGAACCATTATTACGACCTGTGCATGCAGGCGGAAAGCGGCGACGACCCCAATTTTCGGATGTTCCACTGGAAGTCCGCCGAGATTTTGCCCGAGGACGTCATCGCCGCGATGAAGCGCGCGATGTCCGACAAGCAGTTCAAGCAGGAATTCGAGGCATCGTTCGAAACGGCCGCCGGCAAGATCTACGAGGATTACAGCAAGGCGAATTACACCAGCGCCAAGATCGAGCCACATGAGCAGCTGATGTGGATGCACGATCAGAACTTCACGCCGCTGTCGTCCGCTATCGGCGTGAAGCGCGCCCGTGAGCAGACCCAACTGGAACGCGCCACTGGCGCCAGGCTGATATACGACTTTTACCTGCTCGACGAGATCGTACTGACCAGTGCCATCTCGAAGCAGTCGGCGACTGAGTTCGTCGATAAGTACAAGGGCCACAAAAACAAGCACGTGTTGATCTACGGAGATCCAGCCGGTCGCGCCGGTGAGAAGCACGGTCACGCATCGGATTACAGCGACATTGAGGGCGTGCTAAAGGCAAACGGCTGGAGCTTCACCCGCAAGGTAAAGCCGGCCGCGCCGGCCATCAAGGACAGGCAGAACGCGGTGCGCACGAAGATTTGTACTGCTGACGGCCTGCGCACGCTATTCGTGAACCCGGCCACCGCGAAGTGGTGCGACAAGGGACTGGCCACCGTTCAGCTGCAAAAGGGCTCGACGTTCCAAGAAGACCAGACCAACAAGTATCAGCATATCACCACGGCGATCGGCTACTGCGTCGACGTGGAGTGGCCATCTATTCGCAATTCTGGATCGTCCAGCGAGCTGGAAATCTGAGGTAAGATACTGGCATGGAAGTCATCACACGATCCGAGGCGAAGGCAGCTTCGCTACCCCGCTATTGGACGGGCAAGGAGTGCGTACGAGGCCACGTGGCCGAGCGATACACGAACAACGCCATGTGCGTCGTGTGCACGGGTGACCATAATCGCAGCCAGGCCAATAAGGACGCACGGCAGCGTTTAGCGAAGACGCCTGAATACCGCGAAAAGAGCCGATTAAAGGCGGCTGAGTACCACGCCGCGAATCGCGAAGAGGTTATCAAAAAGATGGCCGTTCGAAACAAGGCGTATTACGCGAAAAACCGAGAGCGTGTCAAAGCCCAGACGCTTGAGTATCAGCGGGCCAATGGCGAATTGCGAAACGCTTACAAATCCCGGTGGATGGCCGAGCGAGCGAAGGTTGATCCGGAATTTGCAATGCTGCTGACGATGCGGAAGTTCGTTTCCCGCATGATGGATCGCATCAAGGCAAAGCGTGTGCAGAGCGCGCGAACGACGGAAATTGTAGGCTACACGCCAGCCGAGTTTGTGGCGCACATTGAGCCGATGTTCAAGCCAGGCATGACATGGTCCAACCACGGTCTATGGCACGTCGATCATATCCGGCCGCTTTCGACGTTTGACCTCACAGACCCTCAGCAACAGAAAATGGCGAACAGCCTGCACAATTTGCAGCCCATGTGGGCAAAGCCGAACCTGAAAAAATCAGATAAGTGGTCAGGCCAAGCCAGTTTAATTTGACCTAAGTGAAGCCCTAGACCGAACCCGCCCTGTGCGGGTTTTTCTTTCGGCGCTATGAATTTGAGCAAGGAAGCCATGTCCAACAAGGTCAACGACAAATCCGCAGCAGTCGAGGCCATGGAGGCCGATTGGGACAAGGTCGACGCGCTGATCGGCGGCACCAAGACCATGCGCGCGGCTGGCGAGCGCTGGCTGCCCAAGTTTCCAGGCGAAAGCCAGAAATCTTGGGACTACCGCGTGAAGACCTCGACGCTGTACAACGCGCTGGGTCGCACGGTTGAGAACATGGCCGCCAAGCCATTCGCTGAGCAAATCACTTACGCCGACATCGATAAGGTGGTCGAAGAGTGGCTCCCGAACATCGACCTGTGCGGCAACAACCTCACGGTGTTTGCCCACAACGTGTTCACGGAGGCGCTGGCCAAAGGCTTGACCCACATCCTGGTGGACCTGCCACCGACCATCGACAAGGACGGTAATCGCAAGTACATCACCCAGGCCGACGAGAAAGCCGCCGGCCTGCGCCCATACTTGGTTCACGTGAAGCCTCGGCAGGTGCTGGGCTGGCGCAGCGCCAAGGGGGCGAACGGCGTCGAGATACTGGAAATGCTGCGGCTCATGGAGTGCGTTGAAGAGCCTGACGGTGATTTCGGCACGGCCAGTGTGCAGCAGATTCGTGTACTTACCCCGGGAAAGTGGGCGACCTACCGTAAGGGCGAGGGCACCCAGAAAGATGAGTGGATCGAGCACGACAGCGGCGTAACGTCATTCGATTGCGTGCCCCTCGTCACCTTCTACACGAAGCGCACCGGCTTCATGACGGCCGTGCCGCCGCTGCTGGACATGGCCGACAAGAACGTTGAGCACTGGCAGTCGTCAAGCGATCAGCGCAGCATCCTGCATACTGCGCGCGTGCCGATCTTCGCGATCAGCGGCGTCGGCGACGACGATACGATCGAGATCGGCGCAAAAACGTTTCTTCGCCTGCCGACCGGCGCTGAGGCCAAATACGTTGAGCACACCGGCGCTGCGATCGAGGCTGGCCGCAACGACCTGAAGGATCTTGAAGAGCAGATGCGCGCCATGGGCGCCGAACTGCTGGTGGCCAGTGAAGTTGCAAGCACCGCTACCCAAAATAACATCGAGAATGGCGATGCGAAGTGCCAGCTCCAGCGCATGACACAGGGCCTTGAAGACACGCTCGACAATGCCCTGGACCTGATGCACAAGCCGATGCGCATGAAGTACAAAGGCACGTTGGACGTGTTCGATGATTTCGCGTCCGATATGCTCATCGCCACGGCCGGGCCATTCGTGCTTGCGCTGATCCAAATGGTCAACAGCGGCCTGATCTCGAAGGAAGATGCCTTCAACGAAATGCAGCGCTACGGGATCCTGAATCCGGACCTGGTCTGGAAAGACGTGCAGAGCCGCATCAGCCTGGAGCCGCCTATGTTCGATGTCCCAATGCCCGGCGTGAAGGTGCCGAAGCCTGACCCAGTGGACGCCGAGTAATGAACGCTCTCGAAGAATGGCTGCTTGAGGCGCTGCTGGCAAGCGGCGTCAAGATGCTCCGCGTCGAGGCCGAGATCAAGGCGCGGGTGCTGGCCCTGCTGGTGCTGATGCAAAAGGATTTGGTCTCGACGCTGGCCAACGCCGGCGAGTTGTCGGCAATGAGCCGCGCCGCGCGCAACGCCGTGCTGCGCGAATCGAACGACCTGATCGCGACGTATTACGGTCGTGCCCAGCTCGCCGTCGATCTCTTCGGCGTGGCCGAGGTCGAATCGATGGCGGTCCGCAATGCGCTGGTCAGCGTGATCGAGCGCGCAGCGCCTGGCGAGATCAGCGCCGCCGTGCGCATGGGCGTCGGCATTCCGACGGAAGGCTATCTACGCAAGCTGGCCGGCGACGTGCTGATCCAGGGCTCACCCGCCAAGAACTGGTGGTTGCGCCAGCAGCAGGACACGCAGTTCAAGTTGGCGAACCAGATCCGCATCGGCGCCGCGCAAGGCGAGACGAATGCCCAGATCATCAAGCGCATCGTCGGCCAGGAGGCTGCGGTGATAGCGGCGCCAGCTACCAATCCAGCGGTGCCTGCGCTATTTCGGCCACCTGGCCCTGTCGCACCGGTTATTCAGCCTGGCATCCCGGGCATCATGCCGCTGGCGAAGAAGAACGCCGCAGCCATCGTGCAGACCAGCCTGGCTACCGTCGCCGCTGCCGCGCGCCGCGCCACGTTCGAGCTGAACAAGGACATCAGCGACGGATTCATGCAGGTCAGTACGCTGGACAGCCACACCAGCTACGTGTGCATCTCGTACAGCGGCGCCTCCTGGGATTGGGAGTACAACCCCATCGACGGCAACGCGCTGCCGTGGGATGGCGGCGTGCCGCGCCACTGGAACTGCCGCAGCGCCGAGATTGCGATCATGAAGAGCCTGCGCGACATGGGCATCGACATGGACGACCCGGAACCAACCCAGCGCGCCTCGGCGGCCGGACCGATCAGCGCCAAAACGACGTTTGACGAGTTGCTCAAGATGATGGGAGCGGAGTTTCAAAACGAGACTCTGGGCAAGGGCAGGGCGGAGCTGTTCCGCGCTGGCAAATTGAACTCGCGCGACCTTGTCGATATGTCCGGCCGGCCCCTCAAGCTGGAAACGCTCAAGGCCGCCTATGCGCAGTGAGGTAGAATCGGGGGATGACCTTCGATCCCCAATCCCTTCTTACCGCGCCGCTGGTTGACCTCGACGTCGACGGACTGGTGGCAGCGCTTGTACAGCTCCAGGCCGCAGGCCTCGGCGGTGCCGGTGTCAGACTGCCTGGTGGCACGCCAGTGCGCAAGATCAACCTGGTAGCGCATGGCGAGCAGGCCGCCCATTTCCTGCTGAGTGATGGCCGGCCGCCGACTGCGACGTGATCGGCGCCATGCTCCAGGCGCGCAGGCTTTAGGGCGGCACTCGGCAGGTCATCTTCGTGGGCTGCTTGCTTAGGGGCGAGCGCGTGGTTGTAGGATGATTTTCTTCCTCACCTTCTTGATTGACAGTTTTGCAATTTCCTCGTAGAGTTGCAGAATTGAAACTCACATCAATCGTCAAATGTCTGAACACAAGATCGTTCCTGAAAAAGTTACAAAACCCATTCAATTGCTTGCGGCTTGGCTTGTCGGATTGATTTTAATTGACACGGCTTTCTTAGTCGCAGCTGGTCAAATCAGTCAGCCGACTTGGGCGGCAGGGCTTTTGGTAATAGCAGCAGTCGTGAACGTGCCTCTTTTCATAACTGCACTCTTTTTATTACAAACCAAATTCCGGCCGCAAATGCAGGAGGACTCTTACTACGCTGCTTTTTTGGCGAAAGATTACGAGTCATTGAGGCCAGTGCAAAGCGCAGATACCAAGGCTGAAGTTGTCGCGACTGCAAAGAAGCTTGTGCAGCGTCTAGGTCCAGGTGCCGCCGGTCAGGAGGGCTCGATCGAGGATGTATTGACCGAGTCTGCTGAAGAGTCGTTGATGCATAAGCATGCTAACGTCCGAAGCTTGTCTGAGCTTTACCTTCAGCCTGAAACTTGGGAATTGGTAGTTAAAGAATATGCTGAGGACAAAATCTTTCAGCTTGAAATGCAGAGTCTTATCAAAGATGGACTCGTGGAGCTCCCAACGCCGGACCTGAAGTCAGTCTGTCTCACCGATCTCGGCAGAAGAGTTGCGGTACGTAGTGAGAGCAATAAGTTGCTCTTTGCTCAGCAAAATAAAGACACGTGGGGAAAGATGCGAAAGAACCTCATTGGCAAACGAAGTAGTAAGCCAGACTTTGAGGACCCACCAAGTGAATAACCATAAACCGCCCATGAGGCGGTTTTTTTACGCCCGAGCCATATGCACACAGTCTTCTTCATCATCTGCTGGCTGTGGGCCGGCTGGGCCGCGTTCAACCTGCTGATCGTGCTGGTCGCCACGGTGCTGCCAGTGCACCAAGCGCACTTCGACGGCTTCCGCGCGCGGCTGCCCACTTGGTTGTCGTCGCTGCTCACCGCCGACGAAATCGCCGCGGTGATTTCGCACGAGCACGGTCACCGGCGTCACCTGCACGTCTGGATCAACCTGGCGCTGCGGTGCCTGTTCCTGAACCCGGGCGCGCGCCGCCGGCGCCAGCACGAGATCGAGGCCGACGACTACGCGGTCGCACACGGGCACGGCCGTCACTTGGCCAGCGCGTTGCGCAAGCTATCCAGGCACCCTGATGACGTATCCCGGGCCGAGCGCCTGGAGCGAATGTAGGCACAACCGAGTTTCACCAAGCCGCCCTCGAGGCGGTTTTTTTATGCCGCAAGCGGACGCGACGCGGTGCACGGCCGGAAGGCCATTGATAGGGCGGATGCCCGGAAAGTCAGACCATGCCATTCAAATTTAATGCCGACGGCACCATCGCCATGGACGCCGAAAAGAAGATGCCGATCTTCATTCACCCGAACGGTACCGAAGCGCCATTCGACGCTGACACGACCATCGCCAACATCGGCAAGTTGAACGGTGAAGCCAAGGGCCACCGTGAGCGCGCCGAGGCAGCAGAAGCAAAACTGAAATCCTTCGACGGCATCGAAGACGGCGTGGCAGCGCTGGCCGCCCTGAACACCGTGAAGAGCCTGAGCTCCGGTGAACTGAAGACGGCCGCCCAGGTCAAGGAAATCCAGGATGCCGCTGCCAAGACCGCCCAGGAGCAGGTTGCAGCGCAGGCCAAAGCCAGCGCCCAGCAGCTGCAGGAGCTTACTGCGACGCTGGAGAAGCGCACCAACGAATTGAATAACCACATGATCGGCGGCGGCTTCACCGGCTCGAAGCTGTTCAATAAAGATGCCAAGCATCCAAGCCAGTTGGCGATCCCGCCTGAAATGGCCCGCGCCTACTTCGGCAACAACTTCAAGGTAGAAGACGGCAAGATGGTCCCCTACGACGCTGCCGGCAACAAGATCTTCTCGCCGACCCGCCCGGGTGAAATCGCTGACTTCGATGAAGGCCTCGCGCAGCTCGTCGCCGCCTGCCCGTTCAAGGATAAAATTCTTGCGGGTTCCGGCGCATCCGGTGGCGGCGCCCAAGGCAGCGGCGGCAAGACGCCGGACGGCAAGAAGCAGATCACCCGTGCAGCGTACGACGCCATGGACCCCATGGCCCGCGCCGGCGCCATGAAAGAAGGCGCCGCGATCGTCGATTGATCGCCGCTTGCCCACATATGAGGCCCGCTACATGCGGGCTTCTTCGTTTTCGCAGTACAGCAGTGCTTTGCCGGCGCCTGGATGGGCAAGTCGGTGCTTTTGGGCTGGATGGCCTTTCTGTTCAAAACCTCAAACCACCAATTAAAGGCAATTCCACCATGAAGAAAATGCTGATTTCCCTCGTAGCCCTGGCTGCGATGGCCATGTCCTCGACCGCCCAGGCGGTCACCACCTGCGCTGACAAAGCGACCTTTTGCGTCAAGATCGTCGGCGAGCTGGTCCAGGCCCACGTCTGGAACTACGCCGCAAAGACTGGCCTGGTGCTGGGCCCGAATAACCTTACCGGCCTGATCACCACCCTGTACAACGCGATGGACGTCGTGTCGCGCGAGCAGGTCGGCATGATCCCGGCCGTGTCGGCCGACATGACGTTTGCCCGTGCTGCCGTTGGTCAGGTGGTGACGTCGCCCGTTGCGCCCGCCGCGACCGCGACCGACATCACGCCCGCCGTGACGCCACCGAATGACGGCGATCAGAACATCGGCAACAAGTCGGTGACCCTGACCAAGGCACGCCGCGTGCCGATTCGCTGGAATGGCGAAGAAAAGCTGGCACTGGATAACAGCGGCAACAGCTATAACATCATCCTGCGCGACCAGTTCGCCCAGGCCATGCGTACGCTGTGCAACGAAGTCGAATCGGATCTGACCGCGCTGCACGTCAAGGCCTCGCGCGCCTACGGCACCCCGGGCACCGCGCCCTTCGGCATTGCCAACGACCTCGGCGACACTGCCGGTGCGCTGCGCATCCTGGAAGACAACGGCGCCCAAGGCCTCGACTTCCAGATGGTTCTGGGTTCGGCTGCGATGCAGAACATGCGCGGCAAACAATCGGGCCTGTTCAACGTCGAGAAAGCCGGCCGTGAAGATATGCTGCGCGACGGCATCACCGACCGCCTGCAGGGCCTGGCATTGCGCCAGTCCGCGCAGATCAAGCGCCCGGCCAAGGGTACTGCCGCTGGCGCCACCACCAACGCAAACGGCTATGCCTTCGGCGCCACGGTCATCACCCTGGCCGCCGCCGGTACCGGTTCGTTCGTTGCGGGCGACGTGATCACCTTTGTCGGCGATCCCGAAAACAAATATGTTGTCTCGTCCGGCGACGCCAGCTCGGCCGATGGCGGCACGATCACCATCGCTGCGCCTGGTCTGCTGCAAGCGATCCCGGCCGCCGCAACTGCGATCACTGTCGCCAACGTCGGGTTCCGCAACATGTTCTTCGCGCGCTCGGCCATCGTGCTGGCGACCCGCGTGCCAGCTTTGCCAGCGCAGGGCGACTCGGCCGCCGACCGCACCATCATCACCGACCCGGTCTCGGGCCTGTCCTTCGAGGTCAGCATGTACATGCAGTACCGCCAGGTGCAATACGAGATCGCGCTGGTCTGGGGTGTAGGTGCCGCAAAAGACGAGCACATCGGCATCCTGCTGGGCTAATCCACCAACATCACCCGGCGGCCACCACGGCGCCGGGCAACCTGCGAGAACGTAATGCCAACCATCAAAGTCAAGTCCACCCATCCTGCCACCCAGGGCCCATTCGTCCTGATCGACAAGGCAGACTTCAATCCCGACGTGCACGAGCTGTACGACGACGGCACCGACCAGGGCATGGGCGTCGTTGAGCGTGCACCCACCAAGGAAGAACTGCTAGCCGCCCACGAGCGCCTGCTCGATCTGGAACGCCAACTGGCCGACCGCGAGCAGCGTTTGGTCGACCAGGCCCGCGCCAATGAAGCCGAGGCCCAGCGCCTGGCCGACGAGCGCGCCGCTGCCGAAAAAGTTGCTGCCGACAAGGCCGCAGCTGACGCTGCTGCCGAAAAAGCCGCGAAGAAAGCCGCCGACAAGGCCGCAGCTGACGCCGCCAAGGCGTAACGCACCACCAGCATGACCACCAGCCCGCCGCGCGCGGGCTTTTTTCCGCCCCAACGCCGAGAGCATCCATGACCCAGACGACCAGAATCAAAGCCGGTGAATCGGCAAAGACCATCACGCTGCCGGAAGGTTTCGCGCTGCTCATCACCGGCTCGACCGGCGCGCTGGGGGCGGCCTATCACCTGGATCCGGTTCTCGGCGGGACGAACTCGCTTAAATCGTGGGCCATCGGTACCGGCGCGCTGGCCGCGCCAATCGGGCCGTTCGCGAATTCGCAGAAAATCCACATCACGTGCCAGGTCGGCCACATCGAGGCCACCGTGCAGGACGCAGTGCTTTCCGTCACCGGTGGCGCCATCGCCGCCGTGATCACTGGCTCCGGCGTCGTCGGCCAACCGCTCACCGCGACGCTGCCGGCCGGCGTCATCGGTACGCTGCAGTTCACTAAAACGCTGTTGGCGTCACCGTTCACGAAATCGAGCATCGCCGGCGCCGTGGCCAACGCTGTCAACAGCCTGCAATACACGCCCAGCCAGGCGGACCTGCCGTATCGCATCGGCTGCGATGCATCGAATACCGTGGCGCCGTCTGTTGGCGTGACGCTGACGGCGGCGCCGAGCAATGACGTGGCGCCGGCGGTGATCTCTGCTCCCGTCATCAACGGCACCCCAACCGCAGGTGCGGTTGTCTCGTCCACCGCAGGTTCCTTCAGTGGCTCCCCGACGCCGACTGTGGTCACGACGTGGCGCATCGAAGGCGCTGAGGCCGGTACCGGAGTGCCGTACAGTGCCCCATCGGATAGCGCCACGAAGAGCCTGATCCGCCGCGACACTGCTACCAACACGGCGGGCAGTGTCTATTCGGACAGCGCCCCAGTGATAATTGGGGCGGCAAGTGTAATTGTGGCCGGGCCGCAGCTATTCGCACGCCCCGCTGTAGGCCTGTTCTACCAAGGCGTGATGCAAAGCACTGTGCCGGGAACCAGTACGCCGATTACCTCCTACGATTGCGAGGTTGCTTATCGCACGAACGAGGACGGCACTAACGTTTATGTTGACTTGCACAACATCTGCAAAGTTAACGGCGACGTAGCTGAAACGTTCTTGGTAGCAGGTATGAATCTGCGATTTATCGCGTTGTTTAATACTACCGACGCGGCTAACGGAACCAAACAGATTCCGTTGGTGAAAGACGGAACGAGCGATACGTCAGTCGTTCTGCAAGGCGGCCAGCCGTCGTTCGGCACCCTTATGGCAAATACTGGCCTCCTGTTGAAAGGCCGTAACGCTGTTTGCCTGATCCGAATCACGCACGAAGACGGTGTAAGCCCGATCACGGTCCCGTTGGGCACCCCTGCCGACTTTGGTGCTACCGTTCTCGGTGGCAACGGCTTCGGATTTGATGGATTCAGCCGTGCACAAGAAGGTAGCGTATATAACTCTGCAACGTCGATGACAACCCAAAGCCCTGGCGGTCAACCATGGGCGCTGCGTGTTGGCGGCCAGATGTACCGCCCATTGGCTATCTACCGCAAGGGCATGGTCAAGCTTCGTTCGGCTATCTGCTTCACCGATTCCATCGGATCGGACATTGATTCCTACCTCCCTCGCATTCTTAATCAGGCCGGCATTGCCAATGTCAATATTGGCTCTGGTGGTGAATCGCAAAGCAACTACCCGGACAACACCACGGGTCGTATGCGGGTAGCACCTTACGCCAAAACTGCAATTGTCCAGATTAGCCGAAATGGGTTTGGCGCGGGGCTGGCAAACGCGCAAGCAAAATCACTGGCCCTTTGGGCATATCTTCGGACGCTGGGGTTTGAGCGGGTCATTCAAACCGAAGCAACGCCACATACTTCGGCAGCAGCAACCAACCCATCGGCAGCAACCGTTGAAGGCCAGAACACGGAAAGTAACGGTATCCGTATCGCGTATAACGATTGGCTGAACACCATAAAAGGTACTGCAAACGGTCCTGATAAGGTCTGGCCGGTTGAAGCAGTTGTTGCTACCCCCGACCGTCTGAAATGGAAAGCGGAGATGTCGTCCGATTACCTCCATATGTTGGCGTCGGGTAAGGCTGCGGTGCTGGATGCTGCGGTGGCTCAAAACTGGCAGGCGGACGTTATCTAATGATCTACCACCTCTACCTCACGGTCGTGTTGCTGACTGGCCAGGTGCAGTACGACGCGGTCGGCCCCTCGGGGCCTAATCTCGTCGGCTGCGTGAAGTTTGCCCAGTACGCTATCACCGAGCGCGTTGCGCGCGGCGGCGTCAAGAGCTACACGTTTCAGTGCCAACTGCGAGCCGTACCCAAGTGAAAGGAGCCCCGATGGAGGGGCTTCTTGTGCATGTAAATTAAGTGCGCTTGCGGCGGCGTGACATCGCTCCTACCAGCCCCAGACCTGCCATCATCATGGCATAGGTTTCCGGCTCTGGGACCGCAGTCGTAGGCGTGAGCGTTAAATCATCAACAACAAATATCGGGCCATCCCCGTCCGGGCTCCCAGCGTGAGTTCCTCCCGATGGAGTGAATATGACGCTAGAAATGCCTGTCCAGTTAAACACTATATGGGTCGGCCCTGTTGCATTGAGTAAAAAATCTGCCTCGTAATTGTTTGTACCCGTGGCAGTTACATGGAGGTTAAGGCCATTACGAAGGGCGCCAGTGAAGTAACCGCCAATCAGGTCAAAGGTATGGTCCGCAGATATCGAAGTGGGATTTCCGGTTCCGCTAAACCCGGCGTGCGTCCCGCTCGTTACGCCATATTCGTACCCGGTGCCGATGTATCTCACATCCGCCGTGGGATCAACGATGTACATGTTGTCCCACTGATAGCCCCCGTAGCTCTCGAGGAGTTGGCCGTCCACGAACGGCTCGAAATCGAGCGTCTCAGCCAGTACACCGTGCGAGGCAATTTCACTTAGAGCGAAGAAAAGCGCAAGCGTGATCTTTTTTGCGTGCTTCATGGAACCCCCTTGAGTAAGTAAATATTTGATAACTATGCGAGATTGCCAGTTTAAAGCAATTGTCAATTAAATATCATAGTATTTAACTTTCGATTTTACAAAGACAACATATGCTCACTATCGAAACCGGTGCCGGCCTCCCGGATGCTGAGAGCTACGCCAGCGTGGCGCAGGCCGATGCCTACCACGCGAAGCGCGGCACAGCCGCGTGGGCTGCCTTGGACGAGAGCGAGAAGGAGTCGCTGCTCATTAAGTCTACCGAATACATGGTGGGCCAGTACCGTGCGCGCTGGAAGGGACGGCGGCGCACGGCCACCCAAGCTCTGGACTGGCCGCGCTACGATGTCGAGTTGGACGACGTCGACTCGTGCCTGGCATGGGACATCGTGCCGGTCGAGGTGATCAACGCGTGCGCCATCCTGGCCTTGCAGGCGAAGGGCGGCGAACTGGCGCCAGCGCTCAAGCGCACGGTCAAAGAGAAGGTGATCGGCCCGATCAAGACGGTGTATGCCGACGGTGCGCCGGAAGCGGTGCGGTACCGCGCGGTCGACCAGTTGCTCAAGCCGTATCTGTGCGGATCGAGTTTGTCGGGAAGATTGGAGCGGGCATGAGCAAATATCCTGTTGTTCAAATCGAAGGCTGCGCCGTGCACGAGAATACATACACCTCCGGCGGCAAGGTCTGGACCGTCACTAACCTGGTGGCGCGCGCCAAGGAAATCGAGCCTTTCGACTTGCCGCTGGCGGCGATCTATGCCGGCGTCGATGTCTGGACGCCGACGGGCTCCGCTTATGGCATGGCCTTCCACATGCGCCGCGCGCTGGACGTCGACACCAGCTACCCCATCATCCTCTGCGAAGAGGGCTTCATCATGGACGGCTGGCACCGCGTGCTGCGCGCGCTGATCGACGGCAAGGCGACGATCAAAGCGGTGCGCTTCGCCAAGACACCGCCGCACGATTTCCTGGAAGCGAAATGAGCGATTACACACAAGACGTTCTCGACGCTGATGAATCGTTCCGCGAGGATGGCCAGCTGCTGACGCTGACGTTTAAGCAGCCCGGCACGTACACCGGTGGTGCCATGGTGCCTGCCGCGCCAATCACCCGCCGTGCCTGGGGCATCGAAACCGGCGTCACCACCAGCGACCTAGGTATGGGCGTCATCAACGGTACGCTGATCAAATCCGGGGACCGCAAAATCCTGATGTCCGCGCTGGACGACAACGGCGCCGCGCTGCCCCAGATGAAGAACGAGGATCAGGTGCTGGCAGGCGGCGTGCTGTACACCGTGAAGAACGTGGACAAGGTGGCGCCGGGCGGTGTGGTCGTGCTGTGGCAACTGGTCGGGCGGGTCTGATGGGTACCTTCGCACTGCAGATCGCAGCATGGGTCCAAAAGACGAAGGACGACACCGACAAGGTGGTGCGCTACTGCCTGGCCAGCATTGACGCCCGGCTGGTGAATCGCTCCCCCGTAGGGGATGCTAAATACTGGAAGCATCCACCGCCGAAGGGATACGCGGGCGGCCGCTTCCGGGGGAACTGGCAGATGTCGATCGGCTCGCCGGCCACCGGCGCGCTGGACATCACCGACAAGGACGGCAAGGCCACTATCGCAGCGCACGCGGGCATCGTTGGCGCAGCGCGGGCCGGCGATGTCTTCTACCTGATGAACAACCTGCCGTACGCGAGTCGCATCGAGAAGGGCTGGTCGCGCCAAGCGCCTATCGGCCTGGTGGCGATTACCGTGGTCGAGTGGAACAACATCGTTGACGCAGCAGTGAACGGCGTGCGTGCCGGTACCAGTGCTGCCGAGTTCGCGCAGGGCTATACGACTTACACCATATGACAATTCCCAATATCCGCAGTGCGCTCGAGCACGCGCTGGCCAGCATCGAGCCGGCGATCGATATCGTGCACGAGAACACTGCCTACGAGCCGGTGCCGGACCGGCCGTACTGCGAGGCGTACTTGCTGGTCGCCGAACCGGGCAATCCGACGTTGGGCGAAGCCTACCACTTGGAGCAGGGCATTTTGCAGATCAACCTGCAATTTCCGCCGCTGGTCGGTACGCTGGATTGCGCACTGCGGGCCGAGTCGATCCGAGCTCTGTTCAAGCGCGGCGCCACGTTTGCGGACGGCGGGGTATCTGTTCAGGTCGACCGCACGCCCGAAATTGACCGAGGCGAGCAAGTCGAAGGGCGCTGGATGCAGATCGTCCGAGTCCGCTGGCACGCCGACATCTTCACCCCGTAGCAAATCACACAGCCGCCGAAGGGCGGTTTTTTCATTCTGGCTCGCCATGTGCGGGCCTTTTTCTTTTCCGAAAGGCTTCACATGGCTGCTACCGCAAACGGCATCAACACCCTCCTGGTGCTGGGCAAACAAACCGCCGAGGGCGCGAAGGCGCCGGTCGGTGCTGGCCAGCTCTATCCGCGCGTCACCGGCTCTTTCGATACCGAAGCCGACAAGTACTCGTCGAACGAAATCGACCCGAGCCAACAGCAGAGCGACACCCGCCTGGGTAACTTCCGGGTGAGCGGCGACATCAAGGGCGAAGCATCGTGCGGCACCTATGCGGTGCTGATGGCCGCCCTGATGCGCCGCGACTGGACGGCCGCCGGCGCCACGGCCGCTGCGATCACGATCGCAGCCGTTGCCGACGGCTTCACGCGCACTGCTGGATCGTTCCTCGCTGACGGTCACCGCGCCGGCACGGTAGTGCGCGTGACGGGCTTCACCGCTCCGGCAGCGGCCAACAACGGTCGCAACTTCTTCGTCACCGCTGCCACGGCGCTGAAGCTGACCGGCCAGTTTATTGATGGGAGCACCATCGTTACGAAAGCTGCTGGCGACAACGTGGCGATCGCCGCGCCTGGCAAGCGTACCTACACGCCGCTGACGGGCCACACCACCGACTGGTTCACTGCGGAGATTCAGCAACCGGATGTGGCGGCCCATCGCACTTTTGTCGATCAGCTGGTCAGCAAACTGGACATGGCAGTGCAGCCGAATGGCATCACCAGTTGCGACTTCACCTTCATGGGCAAGCGCGAAGATCCCACCACGCCTGCCGCCTACTTCACGACCCCTGCAGCCACCACGGGAGGCGGCAAGTTTTCCGGTGCCACCGCGATGCTGTCCGTGAACGGCATTCCATCGCAAATCTGTACGGGCATGTCGGTCTCGCTCGACGGCCAGGCCAAGATCGATCCGGTAATCGGCACGAAGTACGCCACGGCAGCGTCGCGCGGCAAGGTCATCGGCTCCGGCCAGTTCACCGTTCTGATGCAGGACGCGGTCTACCTCGACTATTTCAAGGCTGAAACCGAGGTTTCGCTGGCCTATGCCATGGCCGCGAGTAACGCGCCGCTGGCCGACGTAATGGCGCTGCAAATGGGCCGCATCAAGCTCACGTCCGCCAAGGTGGATGACGGTGAGAAGAACAAGATCATTACCTGCCAGTTCGACGTCTTGCGCTACAAAGGCACCGACGCTCAGCACGAAAACACCACCCTGGCTATCCAGGACACCACGCTGTAATCCACGCCGGCGCCGCCGGCATTCCACTTCGGCGCAAGCCACCCAAGCACCGACTGGTCGCTGTCGCCTTCGCGGGCGCAGCGGCCGGCACGGGCATTTACTATCCCGCGAAAGGCAATACCCTATGAACACCGCTCAAACCATCGCCGCTGTCGGCTTCGATGTCGCCAACCTGGCGCCCGCCGCAGTCGTTACCAAAACCTTCAATGTCGATGTCCTGTTCGACGAAGATGGTAACGCCACTGCCGGCTTCGTCATCCTCGGCAAGAACAGCCCCGAGTATCAGGCCGAGAGCCACGCAGTCCGCGCCAGCGGCTACCAGAAGGCCGCCGTGCGTAAAACTGCGATCGACACCAAGACCGAAGCCGGCGCCAGCAAGCTGGTGGACGTCATCGACGGCAATGCCACCCGCTTGGCGCTGTCGGTGGTCACCGGCTGGTACGGCTTCACCAGCGCCGGCGCGCCGGTACCGTTCGACAAGAACCTGGTTGCGGCCGCCTTCGCGAAATTCCCGACCTGGGAGGACAAGGTCAGCGCCGCCCTGGAGGTTGATGCCAATTTTTTGACGGTCTCGTCGCCAGTCTCCTCGACTTCGCCGGCCACCAGTTCGAACGTCTAAAGACTGCCGCCGACGGCAGCGCCGTTGGCGATCACGTCGACGCGGCGAAGCGCCACCCGCTTTACAAGGCGGACGTGGCGCCGCCGGCGCCGGAGCTTCCGCACGAAGTCGCTTACCTCTGGGATTGGTTCGTGAAGCTCAGCCGAAAACGGCAGAGCGGCATGGGGCCGCTGCCAATCTCCAGCGCCGAGGTGCGTGACTGGTGCGCGCTCCGTCGCATCTCGTTCGACCCATTCGAGCACGACGTTCTCGACCAGCTCGACGAACTGTACCTGCAGCACCAATACAGGAAGGAAACCTGATGCCTGATATCGCCTCCCTCGGACTTGAGATCAACACGAAGCAGGTCGTGGAAGGCGCGAAGGCGCTTGATGCCCTGGCAACTGCGGCGACGACGGTTGAGCCGAAGGTCGATGCTGTGACCAAGGCGACCGATGGGCTGAGCCAGTCGAGCATCAAAGTATGGCGCTTCGGTACCGACGCGGCCAAAAGCGTGGACGCATTGGGCGAAGCCGCCCAGCGCACCGGTCAGCGCTACCAGGTCAGCAATGGTCAGATGAACGACACCATCAAGATCATGCGCCAGCAGGCCGATGAATCGAAGGCCGCAGCCGCTGCGAATGTCGCCCTGGGCACGTCTTCGAACCAGGCCAGCATCGGCGCGCAAATCTTCATCGACAAATTGAAGGAGCAGGTCGCCGTGCTGGGCATGAGCCGTTCGCAGCTCGTCGCGTACCAGGCCGCCCAACTGGGTGTGGCGAAAGAAGCTGAGGCGTCTATTGCAAAGCTGAAAGCGTACGAGGACGCCATCAAGGCGGCTGCCGATGCCAAGGCCGCAGCCGCCAAGCAAAGTAACGTATTGACCGACTCCATCAAAATTTTGGTGTCGGCATATGCTGCGCTCAAGGTGGGCGAATACATTAAGGAGTCGGCGCTCCTGGCCGCACGTTACGAGACGTTGGGCGTGGTCGTCGAGGTGGTTGGCCGCAACGCCGGCTATACCAAGGCGCAGATGGACACTGCCACCGATGCGATCGCCCGACAGGGTATCACCATGGTGGAGTCGCGGGAATCCGCGACCAAACTGGTGCAGGCTCACGTCGATCTGAAAAACGCGACCGTGCTCGCCCGCATCGCCCAGGATGCCGCCGTCATCGGTCATCTGAATTCCTCGGACGCATTCGACCGCCTGGTGAACGGCATTTCTCGCGGCAACGTGCTGATCTTGCGAAACATCGGGATCAACGTGAACCTGCAGACCGCTTATCGCCAAATGGCGGATGAGTTGGGCAAGACCACCAAGGAACTGACCGAGAACGAACGCGTGCAGGCGCGCCTGAATGCGGTGGTGGAGCGCGGAGCCGACATCGCTGGTACGTACGAGGCCGCAATGGGCACGGCCGGCAAGCAGATCACCTCCATGCAACGGTACATCCAGGATTTGAAAACTGTTGTGGGTGAAGCATTCCTCGAAGTGCTCACCGTCAGCGTCATGGCGCTGACCGACCACTTGAAGGACGCCAACAAGGAAGTGTCCGAACTGTCCAAGAACCAGCAACTTCACGAGTGGGGTCGCACCCTGGCCGATGTGTTTGTCTGGACCGCGAACAGAATCGCCAACGCGACCACACTGGCGCAGCAGGCTTGGGCCATGGTAGATCACCGTGTCAATGTCGACAACATCAATGGCGCTTATGACGAGAAGGTGCGGGACCCTAAGACGCAGGGCGATTTCTTCGACTTCGCTGGCCGTAGTGACCGCATTCGCCGCGTCAACTCAGAGCGGGAAAACATGCTGGCTCAGGAAGAAGTGAAGTACCAGGAGCACCTGGGTAAATTGTCGTCCCAGTACGATCAGTTCCAGAAGGCTGCGGATGAACGGGAGAAGACAGCCACTGCAAAACGCAAGACCGAACTCGAAGCACGAAAAAAAGTCGATGACGACTACGCTACTCAAGCCACCGCACTGCTGATCGCAAACGCCGGAAAGTCGGTCGAAGCGCAGCAGGCCGCGCAGCTTGCACTTGCCAACTCGATCTACGTCGGCAATCCAACTTACCGTGACACCGAGGGTCGTGAGCCGAAGCCTAAAGTCGACAAGGTTGAAAGCACCGAACTGGCAGACCGCCTCGCTCGCATCCAGGACCTGGTCAACGCCGAGAAGGAAATGTACGAAACCATGTCGAAGATGGACGACATGTTCCATTCGGCCGGCAAGATGGGTGACGAGCAGTATTACCAGAATAAACGGAACTATGCCGAGGCGGCAGCCAAGGACCAGGTCGAGGGCTTTACCAAGCAAATCGCGGAGCTGCGCGCGTACCACAACGGCACCGAAGCCGAGGCGGCGAAGCACGCCAAGCAGATTAACGACATCGAGGCCAAGCGCGCTGCTGCAGGCGTGAAGGCCGAAGACGAAATGAACCTGCTGGGCGCCAAGGAGATCTTGCGCAAGGAAGCGATCGTTACTGCCTCCGACGAGGCGACAAACAAGTACTTGTCCGGGCTGGAGCAGGAGGCCAAGAAGCTCGAAGAATCGAACGCAGCGCACGAAACCTCGAAGGGCGCCGTCGAGCGCGAAACCATCGCACGCCTGGACCTGGCCATCGCCTACCAGAAGCAGTTCATGGCCGACCAGGCGGCATCCGGCGCCATGGCGGAAGAAATCGCCCAAGCCCCGGCCGTCCTCAAATATTTGGAAGACGTGCGTGCCGCGCGTGCGCGCATCGCAGCCGGCCTCGACCAGCAGCAGGCAAATCAGTTTAACGACAAGTCGGCCGAACAGGCGATCAAGGAATGGCAGCGTGCTGGGCAGAGTATTTCCGACAGTCTGACCGACGCATTCGGGAATGGCGGCAAGGCACTCGGCGCCATGTTCCAAGCTTACGCGAAAGGCATGGCGGGACAGTTGCGCGCCCAGAAGGATCTCGCCGCTGCCAAGAAATTGGCGGATGACAACCCGGAGAAGATTCAGGCGATACAGCGCGCTCAACTTGATGGTACGCGCGCGCAGATCGGGTCCTACGCCGATATGACCACGGCCGCGCAGGGCTTCTTCAGTGAAGGCTCGCGCGGCTATCAGGCCATGCATGCCGCATCGATGGTGCTGCATGCGGCGGAAGTCTCGCTGAGCCTGATCAAGGGCGTCAATGCGGTACTGACTCAGGGCGAGGGTGATCCATACTCGGCGTTCGCGCGCATGGCCGCGATGGCGGCTATCGTGGCCGGGTTGGGTGTGGCGATCGGTGGAGTAGGTGGTGGCGACAGCACTCAATCGGCGGCCCAAGTGCAGAAGGTACAGGGTACCGGTTCGATCTTTGGCGACAGCACCGCAAAATCGGACAGCATCCGCCGCTCGATCGAGCAACTGACGTCGAACTCGGACAGCATGCTGCCGATCAACCAGGGCATGCTCTCGGCGCTCAAGAGCATCGAGTCCGCCATGGCTGGGCTGACGAATTTGGTCGTGCGCACCACCGGCCTGACCGACGGCACAAACATGGGCATCACGACCGGTCAGTTGAATCCGGAAGGGTCCGCTACCGACTTTGTATCCAAGTTCATGACGCAAGTGCAGTACGCATTTGCTGGGCCGATCTTGGGCGGCAAGCTTGCATCCATTGGAAATAAGCTATGGGGCAGCGTTAAAGCTGAAATCGTCGATTCCGGCTTGCTGTACGGCGGTAGTCTGCGCAACTTGCAGTCCGGTGATGGCTTCGATCAATACGCGACCGTGAACACCACGAAGAAAAGCTGGTTTGGGCTATCCAAGAGCACCAGCACTTCGATGCAAACCCAAGGCCTGAGCGACGAGCTCTCGAACCAGTTTGCCCTCATCTTCAACGGCCTCGATAAGTCGCTACAGGCCGCTTCGGTGGCGCTCGGAGGTACAGCGGCCGACGTGACCAAGGTGCTCGACGGCCTGGTGTTGGAAAGCACCAAGGTCTCACTCAAGGGCTTGACCGGGACCGAGCTCACTGATGCTCTCAACTCCGTGATTTCAAAATCCATGGATGAGATTGCAACTGCGGTCTTCCCGCAGTTCGAAGCCTTCCGCTTGGTGGGGGAGGGTTACGCGGAGACGGTTCTGCGTCTGGCAGGTGACTACGCGAAGCTCGATTCCATTTTGGCGGCCAGCAGCACCACGTTCGGCGCAACGGGCATTGCCAGTGTGGCGGCGCGCGAGCGCTTGATCGAACTGGCGGGTGGCATCGACGAGTTGGCCAGCAAAAGCAATTCATTTGTCGAGAACTTCCTGTCAAAGGCTGAGCAGTTGGCGCCGGTGCAAAAGTACGTCACCGATCAACTGGCGGCCATGGGCCTGCAATCGCTGGACACGCGCGACAAGTTCAAGGATTACGTGCTGGGCCTGGCGAATGGGGGCGCGCTGGCAACCGAGGCCGGCGCAGCGCAATACACCGCGCTGCTGGCCCTGGCCGACGCGTTCGCCAAAACGCACGCGGCCACCGAAGATCTGACCAAGACCGAGCAGGAAATTGCAGACGAGCGCAAGGACCTGGCGCAGCAGTTGGCCGAGATCACGAAAAGCGAAGCGGAGTTGCTGGCCATCCAGCGCGCCGGCATCGCCGACGTGAACAAAGCACTGTTCGACCAGGTGCAGGCGGCCAAGGCCGTGGTATCGGCAAAGGACGCGCTGGCCACGGCATACGACAAAGAGGCGACGGCCACCAAGGCGGCAATCGAGAAATCGAAGGCCTGGGTGGCAACGCTCAGCGGTCTGAATGCCGGTCTCGTGCTGGGTAACCAGTCCACCCTCACGCCGGAGCAGAAATATGCCGAGGCGTTTGCCCAGTATGAAAAAACCAAGCTAGCAGCCAAAGCCGGTGATGCAACAGCGCAATCTGGCTGGGCTGCAGCGCAGCAGGCATTTCTCGCTGCCTCGCAGGTGGTCAACGCTTCGGATGCCAAGTACGCCGCAGATTTCGCACGCACACTCGCCGACAACGAAGAGGCAGCCAAGTGGGCATCGGCGCAGGTCGACCTGCAGCAGGCCAGCTACGACGCGCTTGAAGCGCAAGTCAAAGGCCTGATCAACATCAACGACAGCGTGCTGACGGTGGCGCAGGCCATCGCCAACCTGCAAGCGGCGATGAGCGTGTCCGACGGGCTGGGTGTGAAGTTCACCGAGGTGCCGGCCGCGACGGCGATGATGGCCAGCGCGGCGCCGGCGATCGACTACAGCCGGTACTCGGCCGCGTCGAATGCTGGCTCGGATGCGCTGGCGGCCGAGGTGAAGGCGCTGCGGGCTGAAGTGGCTGGGCTGCGCGCCGATCAGGCGAAGCAGACCGGTGCGTTGATCCAGTCCAATGAACAGGCCAACGCCAAGGCAGCCGACAAGGTAGTCGATGGCGTCCAAAAATCGGCCACGGCTTCGGCCTGGTCGTCTACTGTGAAAGGAGAATATGCATGACCGATGAGCAATTCATGGCCTGGCTGAAAAATCCAGCCGCAGCGCGCATGGTGCTGATCGAGGTGCAGGTGAACGTGGGCGGTGCCGAGGTGACGCGGTGCATTGCCTCGCGCGAGTACGTTACCGGGCCGGCCGACACGCCGGCCAATACGGTGTACTTGCCGCTGGCAAAGGGTGGCTTGGCCTTTACCGAGCAGGTAAGCCTGACCGGTGAGGCCGCACTGTCCGGTGGCGACATCGAGCTGGAAAACGGCGACGGCTCGCTTGACAGCTGGTTGGGCGACGTGTGGCGGAACCGCCGCATCCGCGCCTGGTCCGGTGATCCTGCCTGGCCGCGCGCGGACTTCCGCCTCGTGTTCGACGGTATCGTCGATGACGTGGGCAGTTCGAGCCGCGACACCGTCAACCTGGTGCTACGCGACAAGCTGCAGCGCCTGAACACGCCGATCAGCGAGGCGAAGCTGGGCGGCACCTCGACCAACAAGGACGCGGTGCTGCCGATCCCGTTTGGCGAATGTCACAACGTGGCGCCGCTGCTGACGGATCCGGTGGCGCTGGAATACGGTTTCCTCGGTGCTGTCGAATCGACGTTCGAGGTGCGGACCAACGGCAAGCCGATTGCAGTGGCATTGAATAACCAGGCCGGCCGATTCAATCTGACGACCAACCCGTTCTCGACCACGATCACGGCCAGCGTGCAGGGCGACGCCGAGGGCGGCTACGCGCCACGCATCGCGCCGCTGGTGCGCCGCATTGCAACCGCCTATGGTAAGGAAGCGGACCGTTTCACGGACGCGGACATCGACGTCGGCAACCTGGCTGCGTTCGATGCTGCACACCCGCAGCCGGTCGGCCTGTACGTGGCCGACCGTACCAACCAGGCGGTGGCGATCCAGCAGCTGGCGGCCAGCGTCGGCGCCCAGGCGATCATGTCGGCCACCGGCCAGTTGCGCCTGATCCAAATCGCGCTGCCAGCCGCTGGAACGCCGGTGGAGATCGGGCCGGGCCAAATGCTTGCTAATTCGCTGCACCCGGCTGAGCGCCTGCCAGTGATGGCGGCCGTAAAAATTGCCTTCGACCGCAACTACACCGTGCAGGCCGCACTCACCACCAGCATTCCGCCGGCGCACGCCGACCTGTACGCGACCGAGTGGCTGACCGAGACGGTGGTGGATGAGGCGGTGCAGGCGCGGTACCGCCTGACCGATGACCCGGTGCAGATCGAGACGTGTCTGAAAACCCGCGCCGACGCTCGGGCCGAGGCCACGCGTCGCCTGGCGCTGCGCAGCGTGCCGCGCACGGTGTACGAGTTCGATGGTGAGCCGGAATTGATGGTGCTCGAGCTGGGTAACCCGGTCGTACTGCGCGACGACCGGTTCGGCCTGACCGCTGGCGCGCCGGGTGTCGTGGTGATGATGCAGCGGAACTGGATCACCGGCCGTGTAACCGTAGGAGTACTGGTATGAGTGCAATCGTAGGCGAGCGCGACGTGCTGCTGCAGGCCACGGCTGAGCGGTTCAGCACGGTAGCCGAGGGCAAGAACATCGTGATGTCGGCGGTGCCGCCGCTGTTCCACCTGGATGCCGGCGGTACGCCCACGACGCCATCCATCGTCGTGACGGCGAAACCGATCAACCTGGTGGGCGCCATCGAGTTCAGCGCCACCGGCGCCACGTTATCCGTCAACGGCAACGTGGCCACCATCGATTTCGCCAATGTCACAGCGGATACCGTGGTGGTGCAGGCGAAAATTCGCGAATTCGGCGTTGACCACGTCAACCAGTACGTAATCAGCACGGCCCGCGACGGCCAGAACGGCAACACTGGGCTGGCTGGCCTGAACACCGCCCAGGCGTTCGCGTACAAGCGCTCGGCCACAGCGCCGACGGACAGCCCCGGCGACGTCATTTACACGTTTGCCAGCGGCGCAATCACCACGCCTGCCGGCAACGATCTAGCCAATGGCTGGTCGAAGAACATCCTGGCCGGTACCGCGCCGCTTTACGTGCGTGTGGCCTCGGCCAGCTCGCGCAACACAACCGATGCGATCGCCGCAGCAGAGTGGTCGAGTGCCGTACAGCTGGTGAAAGATGGCGCGAAGGGTGAACAAGGGGACGAGGGCGCTGATGGCCTGAATGTGGCCTCAGTGCGTATTTATCGGCGCGGCACCACCAACGTGGCGCCGGCGTTGCCCACGGCGACTACGACCTTCACGTTCGCCACCGGCGCGCTGGCCGGCCTGAACAACGGCTGGCAGACGCAGGTACCCACCAGCGGCGGCGCGTACCTGTTCACGTCCGGCGCCACGGCGGCCTCGACGTCCGCGACCGATGAAATTCCGAGCAGCGAGTGGTCGGCGGCTGCGCGCCTGGCTGCCGACGGTGCCGCTGGGCAGCGCGGCACGATCACGATCACCGCACCGGGCTATTCCGCCTGGTCGGATGCGTCGGCGGTGTACGAGATCGGCCAGGCCGGGTATGGCGAGCCGATCAACCGCGACATGGTGACGCTCTACGACGCCACGCTTGCAGTGACGAAATTCTACGTCAACGGCTCATGGCTCGACGCTGGCACGGTCATCAACGGCAACCTGCTGGTGGCCGGCACGGTGGCAGCCGAGGCGCTGAATGTCGATCAGATTTCGGCAATCGCGGCGGACCTGGGCAGCATCCTCGCTGGCGACATCCGGATTGGCGATGAAGCCTCCGGCCGTTATTTCCACATCACGCGAGATGGCGACGTCTACGCCTCGAAGTTCTCGATCGTGAATGGCGTCGCGATCTTCGGTGGCGCTCTGGCCGCTGCCAGCGGCACGTTCGCCGGCGAACTGCAGGCAGCAACCGGAACAATCGGACTGCTGCGCAGCCGAGCCACTGGTGGCCGGATGGAGTTGGCGGGCGATACGTTGACCGCCTACAACGACAGCGGGAACCGCAAGGCGCTGTTCGGGAGGCTCACGTAATGGCGGACTGGGGATTGCAGGTTTTCAACGACGCCGGCAGTGTGGTCTGGGACAGCACCAAGGTGGCCGGCGGCGTGATCGCCACCATCGCCACGTTCGCGGCGGCGCAGACCGGCGTGCTGACGTTTCCCCAGTTCGCTGGTCGGTCGGTGCAGATCGTGCCGGACCGCATCTGGTTTTTCGGGGCGGATGCCACCGTGGTGGCGGACACCGCGCTGGGCTACCCGCGCGTGACGGTAACTGCGTCGACCGCATCGCGGCGCTTCATGGTGGTGGTGTACTGATGGCCTACGGAATGATGTTGGAAAACAATGGAAACGAGTTAACTTTTTCGGACTCGGGCTATGTCTACAGCTTCGTCGGCCGCGCAAGTCTGGTCAGCGTCACGCAGCCAGGGACAGACCCGGCCGGCGCCTCGGCGGGCTTCAGCACCTACACGATCGAATGGGCCGGCGACATCACCGTCGCACTGGCCGTCAAGGCCAACGGCGCGACCAAGATCACCAACGTGAGCCGCGTCGGTAATACCTGGACTATCACGGCATTCAAATCGACTGGCGCGACCAATGCGCTGGGGCTGCACGTGCAAGAGGCCACCGAGGTATTTGTGTTCGGCGCGCCGCTGCCAGCGACGACGGACGTGTGGGGTGTTTTCATTTTTGATGACGCTGGCAACCTGACGGGTGACCTGTCCCGGCAGCCGCTGACGTTCCGTGGCCGTGTCAATGTGGATGCGTTCACCAACTGGCCAATGCCCGCCGGGTCGTATGTGCCGGCCATGGTAGGCGGGCCGCCTGGCTCGTCGCGCACGGCCACCAACGAGGGCGGGTTCTACCGCATCCGCGAATCCGAGGTCGGGTGGCGCTTGACCAGCGACGGCACCGCGATGTACCAGGATCTGTACCTCACGCGCTATTACCGCGATGACGCGCCTGGCGAAACCTACACCCGCCGTGCGCAATCCTTGGCGCTGCTGATCGACGTAACAGGACTTTAATGAACAATTTACGAATCCTCCACGACAACGCCATCGACCGCGCCGTGCTGACGGCATCGAGCCAGGCCGGCGCGCTGGGTCCGGCCAACCTGCAGCGCGACGATCGCTCGGCGGTGCTGCGCGCCGCCGGCATCAGCGTGACGATCACGGCCACATGGCCGACGCAGGAACTGATTGCCTGTGTGGCGCCGATCCGCTCGAACATGAACAGCTCGGCGCGCATGCGCGTGCGCGGCTACGAGCGCGCCGGCGACGCCGTGCCAGTGCTCGACACTGGCGTGATGATGCCGTGCCCTGAGGCGCCGCTGGACCCCGCCGATTTCGGCGTGATGCCGCTCGGCTGGAACGCGTACCAGTTTGGCGGCGTGAACACGTGGGCGCGCGGCGGTGGCGCTGACGGCGTGGCCTGGTTTAACCCGGTGCTGGTGCGGCAGTTGGTAATCGAAATCTTGTCGGTGGACAACTCAGACGGTTACCTGGAGGTTTCGCGCCTGGTGGCCGGCAATTACTGGTCGCCGCAGTACAACGCCGAATACGGCGCCTCGCTGCAATTGCAGGACACGAGCGAGACGTACCGCACGGCTGCCGGCGAACAGCGCACGGCCGTGGGAACGACCAGCAACCGGCTGAGCGTGAGCCTGGCTTTCCTCACAGGGAGCGACCGGGCGCGCCTGGTGCGCATCCTGCGCGAGTGCGGAACGGTGCGCCCGATGCTGTTCACCCTGTTTCCCGAGAACGCCGACACCGTGCTCGAGCAGGACCACATGATCTATGGCCGCGCCACCAACATCGACGAGGTGACCGCGGCGAGTTACGACATTTATTCAGCACCACTACAAATCGAGGGAATCTAAATGGCAAATAAATTTACGGTAGGCATGCGCAACCTGGTCGAGGTGCTGAACCAGATGTGGGATGCGTTCGCAGCCGGCCCTTACAATGCGGTGCCCTTGACCGGCGGGCGTATGTCCGGCACGCTGTTCCTGGGCACCGGAATTTCTGCGAGTTTCCTGACTGCCCCGCCAGCTACTTCAAACGCTGCTGCCGGAGCGACGTCTGAACCCTTTCGACTGGGCGTAACGCAGACTCCAACCAATTGGCCGGGGTGCTGGAGTTTTTTGACCAGTCAAGGAAATGGCTCTGCTCGAAAGGAGGGCTACCGCCTTGAGATCAAAGCTTATGACACGGATTCTGCGCAATTCACGCCCACCCTGTTCGCAGTTCAGGGAGATGGGACGGCTCGCGTGGGTACTGATTTTACGGCCCCTGGCGTCATCTATGCAGGGGTCGAAAACACTGAGCAGCAGGGCGTCGTGAAAATGCGGGTGGCCAATAGCGGTTATTTTGCTGTTTGTTCCAGTGCGTATGGTAATTCAAGCGCTACTGCATTGAATTTGGCTGCGAATACTGTCACGAATCGTAGCTTGAATGTTCCTGGAACAGTCAACGCTAATGGTGCGGATTATGCCGAGTACATGGCGAAATCCGCCAACTGCGGTACGGTGGCGCCTGGTCAGATCATCGGCATTGCCGCCGACGGCCATCTCACTGACGAATGGGGACTGGCTATCTCGTTCGCGGTGAAATCTACCAACCCTTGCATGGTAGGGGGCGACACCTGGGCGGCGAACCTTGGCGCGCGCCCGCAAACGCCCGTGGCGCCCACAGTACCGGTGCGGCAGGATGGCGATACCGACGCGCAGTGGGCAAAAGCGCAGGGCGCCTACCGAGAAGTGCAAGAGGAATTTGAAGCTGCGCTGTCCGCAGTCCTGGTGGAGCAGCAAGAATTTGATGAGGCGCTCGAGACGGCCCGCCAGACCGTCGACCGCATCGCGTTCGCCGGCCAGGTGCCAGTCAACCTGCAGGGCGCCACACCAGGCCAGTACATCGTGCCTGTGCAGGATGGCGACGCCATCGCCGGCCTGGCCGTTGACGAGGCCGACATCACGCTTCGCCAGTACATGCGCTCTATTGGTCGCGTGATCGCCATCGAGGACGACGGCCGCGCCCGGATCATCGTCAAAGTCGCGTAAGCGCCACCCGCTCCACCACAACCCGCTTCGGCGGGTTTTTTTACGTCCCACGAAAGGGGAGATATGCCAGCAGATGAAGTAACGGACGCCGCCCGGCACGCGGACAACCAGGCCCGGCTGGAGGAACTTGAGCGGCAGCAGACTGAAACGAAGGCCAGCATCGAGCAGTTGGTCAAAGACCTCGCAAAGCTGGGTATCGACGTGCACGCCATGAAGGGGAATGTGGCTGCTGGCGCGCGTATGGGCCAAGAGACGCTTGACGGCGTGGCCGCGATCAGGTCGCTGTTCGCTCAGCTCGACGTGCCAGCGCTGCGCGAGATGGCCGACGCGATGAATTCAATGAAGGGGGGCGTGCGAGTGCTGGGCTGGCTCGAGCGCCCGGCGAAGTGGATTGCAGCGATTGCTGGCGCCGTCCTGGCGCTGTATGGAATTTTCAAACTGAAAGGTTGAGCCATGAAATTTGAACTGATCGAAGACTGGCAGGCCGTGCTCGGCAAAGCATGGTCCATGAAATTCAGCATCCTCGCCGCCATCCTCGGCGGCCTGGAGGTGGGCGTGCAGTTCGTGCAACCGGCCGGCATCCCGAACGGCGTATTCGCCGCCATCGCCTCGGCGGTGTCGCTGGCCGCCGGTATTGCGCGTCTTATCGCGCAGAAGGAACTTTCGGGAGCCGCCAATGGCAACGCCTAAACAGCGCGCGGCCGCCGCTGCAGCGCTGGCCACCATCATCGCCGTGCCGGCCGAAGGGATCCGTCAGATCGCCTACTACGACCCTCCCGGGATTTTGACCGTGTGCTACGGCCATACCGGCGCTGACGTCGTGGCTAAGCGCTGGTACACCATGGACGAATGCCGCTCGCTGCTGACGGCCGACATGCAGAAGGCGGTCGACCACGTGGAGCGCTGCGTGCCCGGCCTGCCGGTACCGGTGCTGGCCGCGTTCGCCGATGCTGTGTTCAACCTGGGCCCGACGATCGCGTGCGCGCGCGCCAGCTCGACGGCGGCGCGCATGCTGTACGCCGGCGACCTGGTCGGCGCCTGCAACCAGCTGCCGCGCTGGGACAAGGCGCGCGTGCTGGGCGCCAAGGTGGCGCTGCCGGGCCTGACCAAGCGCCGCGCCGCTGAGCGCGACCTCTGCCTGACGGGTGTGTCGTGAGCGCCGGCATCAAGGCAGCGCCGATGAGCGACAACCAGGTGGCTTTCGATTGCCCCGGTTGCGGCGAGGTGCACGTGCTGCCGGTCGGCCCTGCTGCCGACGGCCACCAGCGGCCTATATGGGGCTACAACGGCGACCCGGCGCGGCCGACGTTCACGCCTTCGGTGCTGGCCCGCAACGGGCACCACATAGATGGCGATAAGAAGGAGTGCTGGTGCAACTACGAGGCGCGCACCGGCCGCAAGTCGCCGTTCAAGTGCGGCGTGTGCCATTCGTTCGTGAGCGATGGCCAGATCCAGTTCCTCGACGATTGCACGCACGCGCTGGCTGGCCAGACCGTTCCTATACCCGATTGGAGTTGATCATGGATGCACTGAAGTTTGCCGGCGGCGCCGTCGTAGCCGGCATCTGGAAGGTGGCGGCCGTCGTGCTGGCCGTCCTGCTGCTGGTGGTGGTGGCCGGCGCCGGAACGGGCTGGTGGCTGTCGGCGGCCGCGCGCGACCAGGCACTGGCCAGCCTGAAAGCGGAGCAGGGCGCCAGCGCCGACCTGCGCGCCTCGATCGGCGTCCAGAACGAGGCCGTGGAATCGATGCAGCGCGCCACCGCGCAGGCCCAGGCGCGCGGCGATGCCGCTCGGGCCGCCGCTGCCGCCGCCGGTCGGCGCCTGGATGCCGCTCAGGCCCGGCTGGCCGGCGCGCGCGCAGCCACCTGCGATGAGGCCATGCCGTACGTGAATCAGCTACTGGAGAATGTGCGATGACGCGAATGAATCAGAAACTTGCGATGTTTCGCAATTTCGCAGGCTTTGCTCTGGCCGCGCTCCTGGCTGGCTGCGCAACCGCGCCAGGGGTGACACAGACCGTCTACGTGCCGGTGCATACGCCCTGCGTGAAGGACGTGCCAGCGCGGCCCGAGTACGAGTTCGACAAGCTGCCGCTGGATGCGCCGGCGGGCGATAAGGTATTGGCGCTGGCGCGCGACTGGCCGCGCGGGAGGAAGTACGAAGGTGAGTTGGAGGCGGCTCTGGCCGGCTGCCAGTAGTTAATCTTGGGTATCTTCCGCCCCAGGCGGTGTAGGGATGCGAGGAAAATCGCCAAACGAAAAATCGACCTCTCAGGATAGCCGCCACGCGATTATCCCGGAGTCGAGATGGGGCGCACTGAACCAATTGCGCATGCCGTGGTCAGTGCATCACGCGCTTAGCATGGCCTCCCTATGATCGATTGTGCCAATACCGATCAATCCCAATGAAACGGACCTTCTACGCATGAGCTGTTGCAGCAGGAGACATACTCGTAGACGACGAAATAATCTGTACGTTCGCCCCACGCCATCCATTTGTTATTCCTCGTGCAGGTAATCCCACCCTCGCCCACTGCTGTCGTAAGGGTGGCGTCTGAATAGTAGATTGCGTTGTAACCCCTATCAATAAGAGCATATGCCGAGCTGGTAACGCTAAGGAGAGTGGCAGCCAGAACGAGTGCGAGAGTGTTACGTTTCATAGATATCTTCCTTGAGTGGACCAATTTTACGAAACCAAATTTGCCAGTAATTCTTGGGACGGAATTTGAGATGGCTGGAAAACTATATATGTTAATTGTATTTTTGTATACAAATACAAATCTTCAATATTGATAGTTACAACAACACTCATCTATATTGCCCCGACGAGCCCAGACGCTGCGGATCTCATTTGATATACTGTTTTTATGTACAGTATTATGGAGGTCGGCGGTGAAAGTCTGGGTGTTACGGCGACGAAATAGCGGCGAGTTTTTACCGGAGCCAATCCGAGTCGGCGCCGCGCCGGTTCCGTTCGAGTTGCTAGTGGTCGACGTCACGGATCAGGGCAAGCGCCGGCCGTCGAAGGTCGCGCGCCTCTACTCGCCCGGATCAAAAGCCATCGTCGCGGAACTGGCCAGCATCAAGGTGGTATGGCTGAAAGGCTTCGAGTTCGTGCTCCAAGGCGTCGATACAACCGCCAACGAGCGCGGCGCTATTCAGGCGGCGCAGTCATGGATGTGCAAGCTCGACGAGCCGCTGGACACAGTCGGCTTCCGTATGCGCGCCATTTACGATCGCGGTCTGGCGCTGCCGCGTCGCCAGGTGATGGACCGGCCCTCCTATGTCAGCGAGGGCAAGCTCGCCGTTGGCGAAGCGATAGACGAGCATTTGAATCGCCATGTTCCGTACGCCATTTTTGACAACCCCTACGGGTCCGGGGCGGTGCTGCATGATTGCGAGATCGACTGGGTCGGCGAGAGCACATTCCAGCTTTCCGGTTTCCAGCACTACGAAGCGTATGGAGACGAGCCGGCGCGGCTTCTACGTCAGGCTTGGATCATCGAGTTCGACATCAAGACTCCGGAGCAACTGGCATTCATTCGCTCGCTGGCGCCAAAGTCTCAGCGCTGA